TTATAAAAAACTTATTTTCGTTATAACCGCTTTATTTTCATCATCTTTTACATATTCAATTCCTTCAATAAACATACTTATAAAATCTGTTTTTTCAGTAGGAGATAATGAAGTCCAATTTATTTTTAGTTCACGAAGAATGTTATTTCTTTTAGCAATATCTTCAGGAGATACAAATAATGATACGTCATATTCTTTTTTTCTATCTTCTGCAGCATCAATCTCCATTTTTGTATCAATCATTAATTTAGAAAATTCATCATCATTCATAAGGTCAGCAGCCCATGCTTTCTGAAACTTTTCACGTTTTCTTTGAAGTGAAATAATTTCTTTTTGAATCATTTCTTGTTTTCTCAAATTATTATCTAATTTTTTAGAAGAGATATTTGCTTTATTGAGTGTATAGTTTGAAATATAATCAATAAATGCTTTCTCTATTTTTTGCTCGCTTATCTGTACTGCTGGACGTCTATGTTCTTTGCAGGTAGCACAACGATAGTTATTGTTATAAAAAGTTTCCTTATTTTTATTTATATATTTTGTTCTTAATCCAGATAATCTTTTTCCACAAGCTGGACAAATTAATCTATTTTTAAAAATGTGATGAACGTGTCCACGACGGCTTGTTGTTGATTTACTTCTTATTGATAGTATTTTGGCTACTTTATTAAATGTTGCCTTATCGATTAGAGGCTCATGTGTATTTTCATATATTTCATTATTCCATTTTATCGCTCCGTAGACAGCAGGATTTTTTAACATCCAAATTAATGTAGATACTTTCCACACATCATTTGAACGCCTTGTTTTCAAACCAATATTTGTTAAATATTCACAAGTTTGTCGTAAAGAATAACCGGTTGAAACCATTTCAACTACTTGTAAAAATATTTCTTTTTCTATTTTATTTACTATTAGTTTTCCGTCAGTCCCCTTAGTATAACCGAAGGGAGCGAGAGGAATATATTCTCCTTGACGCACTTTCTCAGCCATCCCAAAGCTAACTCGTTCAGAGGTATTCTCTCTTTCAAATTGAGCAACTGAACTTATTATTGTAATAAAAAATCTGCCCATAGCGGAAGAAGTATCGTAGACTTCAGTAGCGCTTTTAAATGCACAGTTAAATTCATCAAATATACTTAATAAATTATGCAAATCTACAACGGACCTAGTAAGACGATCCAATTTATATACTAGGACTGTGTCTATAAGTCCTTTTTTTATATGTGAAATCATTTCTTGTAGAAGAGGGCGGTGCATATCTTTTGCTGATTTACCTTCATCGACGTAAAACTTGAAATCTTCCCATCCTTGCGCTGTGCAATATGCTTTTAACTTCTCTTTCTGTGCTGATATAGAAAAGCCTTCCTTCACTTGTTCTTCAGTGGAAACCCTTATATAAATCCCTACAGTCATGAACTTTCTCACCTCCAAAGAGTACATATGTTCTGTTTTGAGTTTTAAAGAAAAGCCCAAGAAGGGCAAATCATTATTAAAAGTTGAATTCTTTTTTTTCAGAATCGTGATATAAAGTGGGTTCTTTATCATCCCAAACTTTACTAGATATGATTGTTAAGTTTTTTAGTTCATCGGCTTTTCCGTAAAAAGGAACAACAAGATAACCAGTTTTTTCAACATTTCCCTTGAAAGTACCAACGCCCATAACATCCAGGCTAGTCCAACTCTCGTTAGAAACATCTATTTGTTGTTTAGTGTTCGTAATTATAGTATCTATTCCGTGAAACATAATTTCTTTATTAGGATCAGTATCCTCTGTTTTTAAGCTGATTTGTATGCTTAGATAGTTCTCTTGTTCTTTTCCAGTTAATTCTTGATACTCTTTTTTCACATCTGCATTCAAATCATAATGCTCAAGCAATTTTATATCTAAAATCCTCATTTGTATTGGATCTAAATCAAACAATGTATTTGGCGTAATAATTTTCAGTAATTTTATTTTTTCCCCATCGTCATTTTTCCATTGATTAACTTTGGTTAAGGGACCATCCTTAATATAATTTTCATCTTTCTTAGATTCTGGCTTACTATATTTTTGTTCGTCTTCGTTATCTTTTGTAGTTGTTTCTGAATCAGTTGTTGAACCACAGCCAATCATTAGTACTCCAAAACAAACTATTATCCCGCCCAGTAAAATTTTTTTCATTTTTTATGCTCCTTTTTTTATTCTATATAAGCCTATTCAGAATCATAAATTAATAAATCTTTCCATCTCTATTGGTATTCCTGAAAAAAGGCAAATATCACGCTTTGTTTCAAACTTATCGAGTTCAATCTCTGAAAGCAATAAATTAACTGCAAATTGATGAGCTTCCACTTCAATTTTACTTAAATTAGACCAATGTATTGATTTAGTAAACGTCGCATTTAATCGTGTATGTAATACAGCATGCCCTAGTTCATGAGCAACTACATACTTAACCTGATAATCAGAAAGATTACTATTATAGAAAATAAATCTGTTTCTGCGAACATACTTGTAGAAACCATTTGTATCATTTGCTAAATTCCATGGTGTAACAATTATATTAAGTATTTCGCACAATTCAAATGGATCAGATGTGTGGTGTTTATTTCTAAGCATTTCCAGCATCTGGTTTGGCCACATATAGAATACCCCCGTTTTACTCTATATTATTTTTTTTGTCTTTAGGTGCGTACTTTCTATTGATACGAGTTGCTTGTTTTTCAGCGAATTCCATTGCATCTAAAATACTTTCCATAGCTTCTGCTGTAATCGGCTCACCATCATAAAGTAACCCATCTCCATTTTTCAGATCTTCTTTAAGTGCATCCATTCTTTTTTTCATATCTATTTCTTCTTTGAGAGTAAAACCCTCTGCATTTATATTTTTATGGCGGCTTCTGCCATGTAAATAATCTAAACTTACATCAAAGTAGTTAGCTATTTTATTTTGAATCTCAGCATCAGGCATTCTTTTAGATTGTTCATAAGAAGCATAAGTAGTCTTTGCTACTCCTAATATTTTCGCCATATCAGCTTGTGTTTTTTTACTTTCTTTTCTTAGCTCTTTAATTCTTAATGCGAACATATGTGCACCTCCTTGATTCGAATTATACTATACAAATTGCGTACTTTCTATTTCAAATAAAAAAATGATACAAAAAGAGTATTTATCTATTGACATAATACAAAATGCGTATTATTATAAAGGTACGCAATTCGTACTACTTAGAAAGGAGTGCTAAAAATGGAGTGGTTAAAGAAATATAGATTAGAAAAAGATATGACACAGCAAGAAGTAGCTGAACAGTGTGGTATACCCAAAACCACATATGCATCTATTGAGCAAGGTAAAAGACGGCCATCGCCAGAACGTGCGAAGTTAATCGCAAGTAAGCTGGGATTCGACTGGACTATTTTTTTTAACAACTAAGTACGCGATATGTATTATTTTAACTTAAGTTTATGTATCACGCGGAACAAAAATGATACATCGGAAAGGAGAGCATGTGACAGTAATAAAATCTTCAATTAATGCATCCAAAATAATGAAATATACTGGCGAACTACCTCAAAAACAATTGGCAGACTTACTTTTAACAAGTAGACCTAATGTAAGTCATATACAAACAGGTAGGCGAAAGATGCAGCAAGATATAGCCATTACAGCATTAAATAATGTACAGAGTAATTTATTCAAATTAGCGCTATCGCATGAATTTACTGAATTGGTTCCAGACGTTTTTTCCGGACAATACGTGAATCAGAATCCATTAAGTTTCCTTGTAATGTATGAACAGGAAGCCAACGAATTTAGTGCAAATATTGATGAGGTAATGAAAATTCTTGTTAAACCAGCTAATCAGCTAACAACAAATGAACGTGTATCAGCTAGAAATAATTTAAAAGAACTTATTGATGTATTGGGCTGGGGCTATAATCTTTTATTTTTTGCAAGTGATTATTTAAATATTGATGCTTATAAATTAATTAGTGAACAAGATGAGTGTTGGAAACAAAAAAAATGGATTTGAGGTGTTGGAAATATGAGCAAAGTTTGTGATAAAGAAAATGCTGTGAAGGTTGAAATAGTTTATACGGAACTAACTCAAGAGCAAGAACAAGCAATGTTTAACTTCTTTAAAAGCCGCTCTTTTCCAAGAATTATAAAAAAACTAGAAGAAGAGGAGCGAAAAAAATGTTAACAGCAGTATTAATCACACTGAGTCTTGGAATTGTTATGAATATAGCGCTTTATGCGTATCAGAAGGGTTGGGAAAAGAAAAATGTCGATACCGATTTGGATAGCGATAATCTGGATACTCGCACTGCTCGGAACAATGTCCGTAATATCAAGCGCTAAGAAGTTGTGCAAGACGATAAAAAAAGTTGGCTTGGCTAACTGGTATGAAAGCTGGATTTACAAATGAATATAGGATTATTGTTTGTTGGATTTGGAGTGTTTGTAGCATTGATAGTAGCTTTTAAAAGCGAAGAAGGAGGATTTAGAAAATGGAGGAAATAAGACCACTGAATAAAAGAATTAAGATTGAAGATACTACGTATATCGTGATTTTAACACCTATTAATGATAAGAGCGGAAAGAAAACTTTCAAGGGAATCATGGTAGATATGTCCTTAGACGGTGAACATTTTGCTAGAGATAGATTTGCTTCAAATGTAGACACCGGAGTTATTCAAAATTGGATGTTGAACATGCATAAAGCATCGCAGAAAGTTGAAAGAGTTCTTGAGGCTTTTGAAGAGTGGGATGGTGAATTGAATGAGTTCTGGTGATTCAACGAGCATCACGATTGTAGAAGGAGTAATGATTGTAACGACAAAAAAATAAACTCGTGCGCTAACACGAGTCTGACATAGATAGCTATTCGCTAAATATAAGAGTTGAATTACTTATAGTATATGCGATTAGCCCCGTTTTGACAAATTAATTTTTAGAAAGGGGTCTTTATTATGCAAATTAAGACTAATGAGCTCATTGAAATTTTAAAGAATTCAAGAACCCACTCATTAGAAAGGGTCAAGGCTTTAGAGATTAATTTATTCAAGTACAAACGATTAAACACGAAACCACCGGCACAACTAACTGAAAGGATTGCTAATCACGAGAAGAAGATTGAAACAATAAAAAAATTAGAAGACGAATTGAAGCAATCAGAAAATGAAGTTTGTAAATTTTAAAAATTGGAGGATTCAAGATGACACAAAAAAGTATTGAAGAAGTGAAATTTGAAGAGGCAAAAAAATTAATAACTGGGTTACAAGCAATTGCTACATTTAATGAAAGCATAACTTGTGCCGTGAATGTAAGCTTCAATGATGGAAAAGGTATACACAGTGCGTCATCTGCAATTGGAGGGAAAAGCGAACTCTTAAAGATGTATGGGGACATCGCCGAAGCAATTGTATATGAATTTATGAAAGACCATGATTGTGTGTGCAACGTGAATGAAACCATTGAACATGCAATAGAAGGGGCATTAAATGGATTTCAAAATTTCAAACAAGATGCAAAGGAGAAAACAGATGAAAACAATTAAATTGCTAAAGCTTCAATTAGAAAATTTTAAAGGTATCAAGGAACTGGAAATTGATTTCGAAAACAGTACATCTATCTATGGCGCAAATGCCTCGGGGAAAACCACTATCATAGATGCATTTACGTGGCTTTTATTCGATAAAGATAGCACAAATAAAAAAGACTTTGCTATTAAAACATTAGATATGGAAGGTAAAGTTATTCACAAGTTGAATCATGTTGTAACCGCAGTGATTGATGTTGATGGCGAACAAGTTGAGTTGTCTAAAAAGTACATGGAGAAGTGGACAAAATCAAGAGGAAAACTAGAACAAGAGTTAACAAGTCATACTACAGAATATTATATCGACGAGATCAAAAAGAAAGCGAATGAATATAAGTCATTTATTAGCGAGCTACTAGACGAGGAACTTTTCAAACTAATTACTAACCCTCTTTATTTTAATGAGCAATTTGACTGGAAAAAAAGACGTGCAATGCTAATTAAAATTGCAGGTGATGTAACAGACGCAGAAGTAACGAGTGCAGATGATTCACTGAAAGATTTAAGCATCTTTCTTGGAAAGCACTCGATTGAAGATAAATTAATTCAGATTAATGAACAGCGCAAGAACTTGCGTAAAAGATTAGAACTTATCCCCGAACTTGTAAATGAAGCTACTAAAGCTAAACAAGATGTAACCGGCTTAAATCCAAGCGATATTAAAGGTGAATTATCAGTAATTGAAGAACAGATTCAATTTATCGAACAAGAAAAAAATGTTCTGAAAAACGGTGGTATACAAACTGAGCTTAATAAGCAAAAAGCGAACATTGAACTGGAACTTACAAAAATCAAAGCAAATGAGCAAAAAGAAACACAAGAACTATTAATGAGTAAAAAAGAAGAAATTTTCGAAGAAAGAAATGAACTTATAGATGTAAATAACCGGATTGGTGAATCTACTTTTCTTATTCAGCGTAAACAAGGAGAAATTGCAACTAAGCAGCAAGAATTAACTAAATTAGGCAAAGAGTGGGACGTATTGCAGGTAGAAAAATTTGACGAACATCGCAAAAAATGCCCGACCTGCAATCAAGATTTCCCAGCAGAACATTTGAGTTCTATGATTGAAAAATTCAATCAAGAAAAGGCAGAAAAAATTAAAGAAAATGAAGCTGCAGGAAAGTCAAGTAAAGCAGTAATTGAAGAAACAGAAGGTGATATTGCTGAACTTTCGTTTGATATTAAAGCGAATGAACTTGAATTGAATAATATTGAATCAAAATTAGAGATTTTGGAACAGGAAAAAACAGCTTTAGAACATCAGCTGGAACAAGCTGAAAACTCTACTACTTACATCGAGAAACAATCTGAACTGGAAATGATTGAAGAAAAACTGCGTGATGAAAAAGGTTCTTCTATAACTGCAGTAGCAGAGATTCAAATCAAAATTGATAAATTGAATGCTGAAGCAAGTGATTTAAAAGCTGATTTAGCAAAATTTGATAGCAATCAGAAACAAGAAAATCGCATTCAGGAATTAGAAGAAGAAGCAGCAGAAAAAGGCGCTAAGTACGACGAATTGGAAATGGGATTATATCTCATTGAACGATTTAATAAAGCAAAATGTAATCTTCTTGAAGACAAGATTAACAGCAAGTTCAAATATGTTTCATTCAAGTTATTTAAAACGCAAATTAACGGTGGGATTGATGAGTGCTGTGAAACGATTTACAACGGTGTTCCTTACAATTCCGGATTGAACAATGCCGCTAGAATCAACGGTGGTTTGGACATTATTAACGCACTAACAGAGCATGTTCAAGTTAGGGCAACGATATTTGTAGATAACAGGGAGTCGGTAACGGAACTAATTGATACAGAATCACAATTAGTAAGCTTAATCGTTTCTGAGTCAGATAAAAATTTGAGAGTGGAGGCATAGAAAATGGCAAAAGAGAATTATAGCGACCCAAACGGAAAATTGCTCAATAGTATAACGACATTTGAAGTGAATGGAGAAGAAGTAAAGTTATCTGGCAATATTATTAGGGATTATCTAGTAAGTGGAAATGCAGAGGTAACAGACCAGGAAATAATCATGTTTTTGCAGTTATGTAAATATCAAAAATTAAATCCATTTCTTAACGAAGCCTACCTAGTTAAATTTAAAAACACAAAAGGACCAGATAAACCCGCACAAATAATTGTTTCTAAAGAAGCATTTATGAAGCGTGCTGAAACACATGAACAATATGACGGATTTGAAGCAGGAATTATCGTCGAGCGTAATGGTGAAGTTGTTGAAATAGAAGGAGCAGTTTCTCTAGATAAAGACAAATTACTAGGGGGCTGGGCAAAGGTTTTTAGAAAAGACAGATCTAGACCAGTTAGTGTAAGAATCAGTGAAAGAGAGTTTAATAAAAGACAATCAACGTGGAATGCTATGCCTCTTACGATGATGCGTAAAACCGCAGTTGTTAATGCAATGAGAGAAGCATTTCCGGATAACTTAGGCGCCATGTATACAGAGGAAGAACAAGGGTCGCTACAAAACAATGAGACAAGTGTTCAAGAAGAGATTAAACAAAATGCTAATACAGAAATGCTAGATATACCAGCACAGCAAATTGAAGTGCCAGATTTTAAAGAAATAAGAGAGCCAGAGCATGTGGAAATGCCACCGATATATGATGAGCAGCCATCTACACCGCCAGCTAGACCTTATTAATATGGAAATTAAGACAATTGCGAGTGGAAGCAAAGGGAACGCCTACGTTATTAGTAGCGGGCGCTCCCAACTACTAATTGAATGTGGAGTAAACTTCGACAAAATAAGAAAAGCACTAAATTTTGATTTATCGGCAGTGGAAGCCTGTTTAATCAGCCACGAGCATGGAGATCACGTCGCTGGCGTCAAAAAGATGTTACGCACATCCAGCATTAAGATATACGCATCAGAAGGCACCTTGTCTGCTTTAAATGTTCCGGACAGTCGACAATTCATTTTAAAAGAAAAAGACGCTCAAAACATCGGAGAATGGATTATTTTACCGTTTCAAACTGAACATGATGCAAAAGAGCCGCTTGGTTTTATGATTCAACGCCATAATGAAAGACTACTTTTCATTACAGACAGTTATTTTGTAAGATACAAATTCAAAAACATCAACTATTTAATGATTGAGTGTAACTATTCAGCAGATATTTTAGAAGAAAATGTAATAAATAAAGTTATACATCAAGTTCAAAAAAAGCGTGTTTTACAATCGCATTTCAGCTTAGAAAATGTAAAAGAGTTTTTGAACGCAAATGACTTATCGCAACTAAGAGAAATTCACTTGCTACACATTTCAGAGAGAAATGGTGATCCTGAACGATTTAAAAAAGAAATTCAAGCTATGACCGGCGTTCCGGTTTATGTATAGGTGGTGATGATATGGCAAGGCCTTTAAAAGAGGGGTTAGATTATTTTCCGTTAGATGTAGATGCTGATTATGATGATAAATTTCAATTAATCGAAACGCTACATGGACCGACTGGTTTTGCAATAATGATCAAGTTATTTATGAAGATTTATAGTCAAAACTTTTACTATAAGTGGACAGAAACAGAACAAATACTGTTCGCGAAAAGAGTTAATGTTGACATTAACACACTGAAAACAGTAGTTAATGACTGCATTAAGTACGATTTGTTCGACAATAACCTTTTTAGTGAGTTTCAAATATTGACAAGCCTAGGGGTTCAAGAGAGATATTTCACTGCAATTGGTCGAAGAAAAAAACAAATAGTAGTACTAGAGTACTTGTTACTAGATAGGCCAGAAGTAATAAATTTATGTCCTAAAATCGTTTTTGCAAACATTAATGTTGTAAATGATGACATTAACGCGGAACAAGAAGAGTTAATGCCAGCATTAAGTGCACAAACTAAAGGAAAGGAAAGTAAAGTAAATGAAAGTAAAGCAGTAGTAAGCGAACAAGAAAAACTCCCTGAAAAAATTGTAAAAGAAAAACCAACTACTACTGCTTATAAATTTTGGGAAGAAAATGTTGCAATTACCGGATTATCGGAATTCGATAGAGAATTGCTAAAAAAACTTATTTCTCTAGGGGGCAATGAGTTAACGGTACATGCTATGAAGAAGGCAATTGAACTGAACAGACGCAGAATGAAAACTGTTGATACTGTTTTGCGGGGTTGGTTAGATAATGGAGTTAAAACCACCGCTGAAGCAGATGAACAAGAAAAAAACTGGAATGGTGGTGCTAAAAAGAATGCGCGAGCAGAACCAGCAAAACAAGAAATTAAAATCAGCGACCAATATAATTTCGGAGCTACAAGAACGGATTGATAGACATACGCTTACCGAAGCAGATGAGCAAAAAATCCGAAAACAGATTGCAAAAGAAGATGCCGAGCTGGCAGCTAAAGCACTTGACTCTGATAGAAATCACCAGTTAAACAAAATATTTTCTAATAGCATGATTAATAAAAAGCTTGAAAATGCGAGTTTTGAAAACTATCACGCAGAGAACGAAGAGAATGCAAAAGCTCTAGCAGTTTGTAGACGGTTTGTAGAAACGTTTAATCTTAATCAGCCTAGAAGCTTGCTACTAACAGGTGCATATGGTGTTGGCAAAAGTCATTTAGCGGCTTCCATTATGCGAGATATTAGTGAAATAGATATTGTACTAAAAAGAGACAATGAACGTGATGTCGTGTTAAAGACGAGAAAACCAACGATGATTTTTATTAACACGCCTAAGTTATTAACAAAAATTAGATCATCTTTTAGTAAGACGAGTGAGTTTACTGAAGCAGATTTGTTAAATGAAATCGAAAGCGTAGACCTCCTGGTCTTAGATGATTTTGGAAGTGAAATCAAAGAAGCAAATAACGATTTTGCAGTACAAAAGATTTTCGAAATTGTAGAAGGCCGTGTTGGGAAACACACTGTTTATACTACGAACTTTAACGTAGATGAACTTTTTAATTTCTATGGAGAACGTAATTTTAGCAGAATTATGGAAGATGGAAATTTAATTCAAATGTCAGGAGAAAATTATAGATTGCGAGGATTTAAAAAATGATACTTACTAAGGAAATGCCGAAATATGTCGGATTTGATGGACCATCGCCAGTAAATATAATCATCTGGAAGCTATTAGACAAGAAAATAGCGAAAACGGTATGTTACACGGCCGAAGAAGTCGAAGAGCAGCTAAAGCTACACGCATGGAAATTTGATGGATATGAGGTCTTATCTAATGCAGATGAAAACTTTTAAAATTTGGCTAAAAATTTACTGGGTTTCTGGCCTTTGTCAAAATAGAAGCTTTGAAGTAGAAGCTAGAACTTTCAAAGAAGCATTTGATAATGCAGAAAAAAAGGTACCTCAAGAAAAAGTGAAGAAAATAAAACATTTACAGGGAGATATCGTAGGTTACATTTTTGAACCGCCAAAGAGAGGAGCTAATAATTTTGAAACGAATTGAGTACGTTGAAATCATTAAAAAAATTCCCGGGACACCTTTTAGATTAGGAGGGATATACGAAATAGAACGAGTGGGTTCAGCAAATGCACGTGTGAGAATTAACAACAGTATTTACCAAGTTCCTAAAGAAGCGCTAAAAGTAGTTGAACAAGTGGAACGTGAACGGTGGGAAGAAAATGATAAAATTCACGATTAATATTCCTCCACATCCACAAGAACGACCGCGTTTTAGAAATGCAGGCAATTTCGTACAAACGTACGACCCGCCTAAGTCAAAAGAGTACAAAAAGAAAATAGCAAATGTGGCAAAAATGTATGCGCCAGGAACGCCAATAAGCACACCAATTCAAATAAAATTGATATTCTTTGTGTCTATTCCTAAGTCGAAATCTAAGGCTTGGAAACAGCGAGCATTGCTAGGACAAGAATTTCCCTCAGTACGCCCGGACATTGACAACTACGTTAAAGCCATTTTAGATGCGCTTAACGGAATTATGTTTAGTGACGATGGCAAGATTGTTGAATTAATCGCTTATAAGAGATATTCGGACTTACCTAGAACAGAAGTTAGCATAACAGAATTAGTTTCAGAAGTTCAAACAAAATTATTTTAAAAAAATTGGAGGAAAAAAGAAATGATTAATTGTTACGCAGAGGTTAGAAATGTACAGGTAAAACCAAACGATACGGTGGAAATTAAACTAGTAGTAGATGTAGATGAATTATCTGGCCAAAACGAAGAACTTATGAAGCTAGTAGGTAGAGAAGTAAATACTTCACTCGAAAGCAACCAAATATCTTACCGTGAAAAGGTTGACCCAGAAACACGAGAGCCAGTTCTTAAATATATGGTCCATAAGGATGGAACTGTGGCGATGTACTCACAAGAAAAACTTGATTTAGAACTAGAAGAATTACCCGCAGAAGAACGTTCAAGCGTAATTAATAAATCCGAAATTGATGAATATATTCTTGCTTGTGAAGGAATCGCGATGACAATACCTGGTGGGATTTTTGAAGGGAAAGAAGTACTTCAAAAATTATCAGAGGGTGAAGACATAGAGGATTTGGCTAGGTTTTATGGAACTCCGGTTAAAGAAATGCAAGACACTTTAGATGAATATCGTAAATTCGTAGCTGCCAAAGCAAAAGCATGGCAAGACTGGAAAAATAACTCTGAACAAACAGCTGATAGTGAAGAACAAGAATCTGAAAATGATGGTCAAGCAACTTTAGAGTTTGAAACCGAAGAATAAAATGCTGGGCGGGAAACCGCCCTTGTAAAGAGGTGAGGAAATGCCATCAGAAGAATTAAATTTATTCGATTTAATGGATTACTATCCTGAGCAGTCTGCTAAAAAAAAGCGAAAGGAAGAAGCCTTAAAACCGATTAAAACACATAAAAACGATAGATTAGATTATCCTACAGCAAGAGCCGAAATAGAGCGGATTTTAGGTAAGAAAGTAACTACAGTTTGCGGATATTACGATCACCCAATTAATAAAGAAATTCGATGGATATTCAATTTAGAAAAAGGATGCTGCTACATTAACGATAAATGCCATTTGTATTCAACAGAAGAAGGAAAAGGATACAAATATCGCGGAAAAGTACACGAGGAGGTTTTTTATAATGCAGACGATAGAAAAAGAGCTACTACAACGATTGAGTGAGAGAAGAATAGGGGTTCAACATCAGATTGCTTCACTTGTGCATACAGAGAAGTGCACGTTGCTAGAAGCATTAAAAATGACAGATACAGAAGTCGATTTGACTTTTAACGAGATGCGGATGGAGTTAGATAGTTAGGAGGAAGGATAATGACAACTATTGGAATGTTAAGCATAAAAGAGCAAGCACTCAATAAAATGTTAACGGAAATGAATGAGAAACACTCAGGAGCTGAAGATGCAGTACATAATTGGCTCTGTACTCAAGAAGAAGAAGCGATTTTTGAAGGTATTCTGAAAGATGATAGAAGCATTAGTGGGGCGGTTAAATACTGCTCCTCAAGGGCTTCAAAGCATCAGGCTGAAGGCGTGGCCATGATTGATGACAAAACGGTCTTTTCCTGGGTGAAAAAGTATTTTATATCAGAAAAAGTGCCGAAAAGTAGTGTAAAGGCTACAGTTAAAACAACTGCAACAAAACCAGAAAAAGCGAAGGTTAAAGCTAAGGAAAAACCGAAAAAAACAACTGCGCAAGAAGGGTATGAGCAATTAGATTTGCTTGATTTCTTATGAAGAGAGAAGCACGAAATTATATTGATAATAAATTAAAGCCACCAAAAGCCTTTTTTGACTGGTGTTTCTCACAAATTCCAACTTACAAATGGTCCAACAAAAAAGAAACTATTCTAGCTTCCAATCGAAAAAACTGCAGTGTTATTGAACAGAAGTTAAGAAAAAATTCTAGATTGACATTTTTTGGTAAATTGAACGTGTTCGGTATTGTCTTAGTTACATCGAAAAGAATTGAGATACAAAGTTACGCGTTCTGGAATCGAGTAGTGGAAGGAAAAGAAATGATTGAATTTGATCTAGTCAATTTTGAACAATTTGCTGATGGAGAACACGTAAAGGTTGCCATCAGCGACGGCAAGATGTGGTTTGGTTTAATTCCAATATATGGTGGGATGTCTGGAGGTCCTTACTCAATGATTCGATTGTTTGAAAATGACTGGAAAGAAAAAATTCGAAGTAAATCAGAGCTTAAGTACCTAGAAATACCGCACTTAGACTTTAAAGAAATTGAAACTATATATAAATATAGAGTTGAAATTGAATTTTTGCAGAAAATTAAAGCAAGACAATTGTCCAAGGAAGTTATGTATCCCGTAACACAATATACAAATGGATCGTTTAGAAAAACGGTAGATATGCGGACAATTAATGCGAAGTGGTTGAAAGAAAACAAGCCTTTCTTTAAGAACTCGGACAGAGGTTTTATGGAATTTGAATTAGCAAGAAGAATACAGAAACGGCGAGGAAAGGTAGTTTCTGGAATTGAAAAATATCTTGATTACCGTGCTATCAACAAAATCCCAGAAGGAGTAGGAATAGTTCGCTTTCAGAATTGGATCATTAAGAATAAAGTGGATTTTAGCTACTATCTGGATTATCTAAACCTAATGCGAGACTTAAATATTGCAATCGATAGCGAAAACATAATTATGCCTAAAAATTTAGTAATAGCTCATGATAACGCGGTCAAATTACTGTACCAAATGAAACATGAAGTTGAAGAACAACAATATAAAATGAGATTTGAGAAGATAAAAGACTTAGAAAAAACGATAGATAATTACGCTTTTATTGTCCCTAAACAAGCTTCTGATTTATTAACAGAAGGCAAAGCATTAAGTCATTGTGTGGGTGGTAGTAATTATATTAAACAACACATTGAAGGGAAAACAACGATTATTTTTGTTCGTGATAAGCAGTACTTAGAAAAGTCATTGTATACACTTGAATACAAAAATGGCCAAATTTACCAACTGAGAGGTAAGCACAATTGTGAGCCAACCCACGATGTGCAAGAGGCTGCAAACAACTGGGCTGCATCAGTAAAAAGTAAAACAAAGGTATTACAACATAGTTGAGGAGGAGTAAATATGAAACCGGAATTAAATGAGTTAAAAAAAGCTAATTACAGAATTAGGCAAGAAGCTGCGGATGAACCGCGAATTATCCAAGTATGGTGTCCTTATTGCTGGGAAGAAAACAGATTTAATTTTGAGGAACTCAAAAAAAACTATGGTCCGGAACCACGTTGGCTTAAACATAAAAAAATAACGTGTCATAAGTGTGCAACTGAGATGGAATTTGGTGATTGCTGATGGCTAAGAAGAAAAAAGAAATACTATTTTGTGATTATTATGAGGACTGGGTTGAGACTTACAAGGTAGGAGCTATTGAAGACGTTACGCTAAACAAATATTATGTGGCAGCAAGACAACTACGCGATATTTGCCCAAAATTATTGATGTCTGATTTTAGCAGGAAAGATTATCAATTAATCATGAATGAATATGGAAAAACACATGAAAAGCAAACCGCTAAAGATTTCCACCATCACATAAAAGCAGCTATTTTAGATGCTTACCACGATGGGTTACTGAAAAGCGATCCAACTTATAGGGCGGTTATCAAAGGAAAAGAACCAGGTAAAAAGAAAGTTAAATTTCTCCAGAAAGAAGAATTGAGAACCTTATTGCAATCTTTGGATTTACAAAGTGGCATTAATAATGATTGGTTTCTCCTGCTGATTGCAAAAACAGGTATGCGTTATGCGGAGGCATTGGCGCTAACTCCATCGGATTTTGACTGGGTAAATGCCACTGTAACAATTGATAAATCTTGGGATTATAAAACTCACAGAGGGTTTAAAAAAACTAAATCGACGGCTTCCGATAGAGAAATAGCTATTGATTGGCAAATCGTTGGGCAGTTCAAACCATTAATTCAAGATTTGCCAGCTAATGACCCGATTTTTATAGAGAAGACAGAACGAGGAACATATAAAAAACAGTATAACTCAACAATGAACAATTATTTAGAAGCGAAATGTAAGACATTAACTATAACAGTGATAAGTTTACACGCCCTTCGACACACACATGCAAGCGTACTGCTTGCTGAAGGTGTTTCGATTCATACGATTTCAGCGCGATTAGGGCATGCCGATGTAGGTGTCACGCAAGAAATATACGCACATGTTTTAGACGAGTTGCAAAAGAAAGATGATCAAAAAATGATGTCTGTTTTAATGCAAATTGCGTAGCGAGGTGATTAGATGCGAAAAAATTGGACGGATGAGGAAATCAGAGTTTTACAGAATAATTACGAATACGTAGACACTGAGATAATAGCTAATTTTTTAAATCGCTCATATCATTCAATAAAAAACAAAGCGACGCGACTTGGAATAAGTAAAAACTCGGAGTGGACAGAGGATGAGGATATTTATTTAAAGTATTTTGTTTATGAAAACGACGACGATATTAGCAAAGCTGCAGAATTTTTAGGACGTACAAAAGATGCAGTTATAAACAGACTAGTGAAGTTAAGAAAAAGAGATTCTTCAGTTTCTTTTATTAGGCGTCCGTGGACAGAAAAAGAAGATGAGATACTAAAAAAAAATTATATTATTATGTCAAATGCCCAATTCGCTGAACGATTAAGAAGAACGAAAGCCTCTGTAGCAGGAAGAAAGGTACTGTTAGGACTGACAAACAAACACATGTCTAAAGAAGATGACAAAATAATTCGTCATCTTGGAAATCAAGGGTACACAATCAAAGAGATCTCAGCAGAAATGAATTTGTCTTATTGCTTAGTTAAAAACTATATAAGAAATCACCGAATCAATTATAGAAGGGAATCAAAAAACGGGATGAACGGTTGGCGAAAAGAGGCAGATGCGACATATTCGCTTTATATTAACGCTAAAAAAATCAAGGAGGGCCAAGCATGATTAAATACTTCGAATACACAAGAAGAGAAAACTATCTTTATGCATTAATTAAAGCAGAAAGCAAAAAACAAGCTGATTTTATTTATTGGCGTGATGTTGTTAAGTGCGAAGAAGAATTTGCAAGAACTGGACTAATAACAGAATTCAATGCCGTTGAATTAACAGAGAAAAAAGCGTTAAAACTCTTCATGTCATCTTTGCAAGAATATGAAACAGAGGAAGAAATAAAACAAGGTTTTTATGAAACTGTCAACAATAAAATTTTACTGCTTGATTCCGATTTAATTTGAGATAGGAGGACGATTATATGAGTGAAACAACTGAAATGATTTTAGAGGGTATTTTGTGTAGGAATTGCGGAGTATTCATTGATGATGTAAATCCGGGATATCCGAGAACATGCGAAGATTGCGAGGAAGATAATAATGAAAAACGGTAAAAAGTTAACTAGAAATCAAGCGACGATGATAAAAAGTAATGGTCTTAATCCAGAAAATTGGTTAGTAGTAAAAAATCTTAATGATCGAATGGAAATAGTACATCGAGAAACAAGAAAAAAGCAGCTAATAAAAAAATAGCTGAAGAAAAGGTTAATTATGCATTGATGGCATATTTTGGTGAAAGATATATGAAAAGTAATATTTTCAAAAAACTGCGACATATGAGTAATACATGTCGCAGTAATACAAATAATCGTATATTAAAGATTGCTTTTAGTATATTCATGAAGAGTATTTTTAAGAATATAACTTTCTTCACTATCTTTTGAGTTTCTTGCTGACGCGTATACTATATCTTTAGAGAAATTTGGATTTAATTGAAATACTTCTTTATAAAAATTCCCAAGTAAATCTTGGTAACTAATAATAACCGATATTATGGATTTGTCAGGTGCTTTTTTGTCAAAGAGAATAATAAATTTTTGGTTGGGAGCTATTGTTGTTTCATTCAATGAGTCTAAGTCAGCCCTATTTTTAAAAGCGGGTTCTCCAATAAAACTTATGTCTTTGATAATTGCTGGCGATGACCCAAAATTTTTAATGATTAAGTATTTCTGGAAATGACCAACAGTAACCATATCTAAATAACATGTAACATAGGGACGATTAGCACTTTCTATTGATGTTTTTGTTAACTTTAAAGATTTTGAAGCAATTACGATTGATACGATAGAAATAATTAACGTAGCAATAATGCTTAAGATTTGTATCCAATCAGATATTGTCATTATCAGTTCCACCTTTTTATTTTTATTATACCAAAGTTTTGAAATAGTTATTGAAAGATGGTGACAGAATGTATATGCAAGAAAGGCGAACATTAAGACAAAACAAAATGATTCATGCTTTGATTAGTGACATAGTAAAGCACACCTATAACGATTTTGAAGCTACAAAGCCGAGGAGTTTCAGCAATGATTGTCAAGTTGTCAAAGAAACTTTAAAAGTGGCGTATGCAGTTGAAGCGAATTTACCGGGTGATTTCAGTACAGCGAAATTATCGAAAATACAAGCCCGTGACTTCATAAGTTCCATTATAGAGTTTTGTTTTCAATTTGATATACCGTTATCATCGCCAGGACTGCAAATGACGGATGATATCAATAGATACCTGTTCTTATGTATCAAATACAGAAAATGCGCTGTAACAGGTCATAGAGGCGAAATACATCATGTAGATGCCATTGGCCAAGGTAGAGATAGAAGAAATTATGATCACAGTAAATCAAGACTGATTTGTTTATCTCGAGAAATGCACACAGAAGCTCACCAAATCGGTTGGCTAACGTTTATAAGTAAATACCACGTTGATGGAATAATTTTAAGTCCGGATGCTGTAAAAGAATTAAATATATAAAAAAAGCCAGAGCGACCGCTCCGGCGTGGAATGTGATTCCTAGACAAAATCATTATACCACAATGGAGGGGTTGCGTGTGATGGCGCTGTTCGAACTACCGCAAATTAACAATGTTAGAACAAAAAGAAACGTAATAAGAGCTTTAGAAAAATATAAAATTATGAGAGTTAGACTCGGCGAGAGAAGAATGCCAAAGTTAACTTCTACATTGACCATAGTGCCACCATCATTTAATAATGAATTCCATTCTACGACAGAAGAAAGTGCAATATGGAATGTAGATGCAGTAAATGAAGCAAAAGCATATGTTAAATTGATTGATCATCACATCAACCAACTTCCTGAACGGAGTAGGCAAGTGATACTAACTAAATTCATTGAAGAAAATAGTGATTATGAAGCTATGTTGGCCATACATGTAAGTCACTCGCAGTACAAAGAAGAAAAGAGAAAAGCAATTGAACGCCTAGCCTATCAGCTTAATATAGTAGTTGAAAAATGAGGAGGGAACACAATGAATAATTTAGCAGTATTAGATAAAAATAATACATTAAACAGTCGTGAAGTTGCTGAAATGGTAGAAAAAAGGCACTCTGATTTACTACGTGATATCGAAACTTATATTAGATATATCAATCAAAACGCAAAACTGCGTTCTGATGATTTTTTCAGTGAATCTACTTATCAAGCTGGCACCGGGAAAGATTATAAGTGCTATGAAATCACAAAAATGGGCTGTGAAATGATAGCCAATAAATTAACTGGGGCAAAAGGCATTCAGTTTACAGCTTTATTTGTACAAAAGTTCAACAAGTTAGAAGAAAAAGAAATGCAAACTTTTTATATTCCAGGAACCTACGCAGAAGCACTTACACTTGCAGCAAAACAAGCTGAACTAAATGAGCAGTTAATGTTAGAAAATGAAGTGAAAACACAAACTATAGCCGAATATGAACCAAAAGTGAGTTATTATGATCAGATTTTAAAATCTCCTGGATTAATAACTGTTACGCAAATTGCAGCTGACTATGACTTGACCGCACATAAGCTCAATAAAATATTATACGAAGAGCAGGTGCAGCATAAAGTTGGTGGGCAGTGGATATTATACAAAAAACATATGAATTTAGGTTTGACTAAATCAGAAACGGTCAGCATAGTTCATAGTAATGGACGTCTAGGAACAAAAGTAAACACCAAGTGGACACAAAAAGGGAGATTATTTATACATGAAATTCTTGAAAAAGTTGGAATTCAGGCTGTTATCGACAAGGATATTTAAAAAATCGGCTTTTTACCGGATAAAATTAAACTTTTTGCTGACTTTTTACCGGATTTTTACCGGACAAAAAACAAGGAATTCTGTGGTAAGATGTTATTGTCAAGAAAATAAGAAATAGGAGCTGGTAATTATGAAACATGAAATGACTAAATATAGCATGGACGGAAAACGATATGTATCATCGTGGCTACAGGTAAATATTTTTGGCAAGGCATTATGCTTTAATCATAAATCAATCGCAATTTAAAAATATATAATTTGCCGAGAAAGAGGCATTGTATCTTATCGTTGGTCTGATATGAGACGCATCATATCCAACACTCGTGGCGGAATAGGTAGACGCATTGGAGGTAAGAACTAATATGGTCAAGGAGCGTAAGCCTTAGCTTAAGAAACCTATAGCAAAAATTACTTAGTTCATGCAAGGTGCAAATCCTTGCCGAGTGCTTTTAACGTCAATACCTCCATACCCCCAGGGCAGATACGTTCTGATATGGAGTTTTTTTAATTATTAGGATTGAATGGCTGTAATTGATTTATGAGATTTTGTTAAGTAGTTACTCCTTGAAATCTTTATACCATATTTCCCTCTAAAGATTGAAACGTTACTTTTTGTTTGTTATATTAAAAATAAAAAGGGTGTTTATGAATGGAAGTAGGAAGTTTGGCAGAATGGGTATCAGGAATTGGGACATTACTAGCGGTTGGAACGTCATTGTATTTGGCTAACAGGAACCCCAAGAAAAAATTATTAGTTTCACATGAAATTAAAGAGATAGGAACTTTAGCAACGGTTTCTGATTATAACATAGAAACATTAGTTGTAACTGTCGCAAACTTGGAAATTACTTCAGTACAAATAAGAGATTTATTTTTTGTTTCAGAATCAATACGAATAAAATTACCACTAAGTGCGCTGGTTGGTTTTGCTGCAATGGGTAAAACTACTCCATGCGTTGTTGATCCATTTTCAGAAGTTAGGTTCTTGGTGATTTATAATGATTTTCAAAGTCTGTTAAAAGAAAAAAATGCAAGAGGAATCATTACGGGGGAAATATTGGTTGTAGATGAATCAAATAAAAAGCATAGAGATAAAGTCAAATTAACTATTGAAGTTGTTGATATGTAAATATCATTAGTGGAAAAAGAGCTAGAAGAGCCAATAAGGCTCTTTTTTTATTGGAGGAAATAAAATGATTATCAAAGAAATAGAAGTAAGCAAAATTAACCCAGCACCATACAATCCGAGAATGGATTTACAGCCAAACGATCCAGAATATCAAAAATTAAAAAAATCAATTGAAGAGTTTGGCTATATCGATCCGTTAATCTGGAACAAGAAAACTGGTAATTTGGTTGGTGGCCATCAGCGTTTTAAAATTTTACTTGAGGAAAATCCGGAAAGGTTGACTGTATCAGTAGTTGACCTTGATATAAATCAAGAGAAAGCATTGAATATTGCTTTAAATAAAATAGAAGGCGGATGGAGTACTGATAAATTAGGCGAATTACTAAAAAGCATTAATGATGAAGAAATGCTAAATTTAACAGGATTCTCAGCACTTGAAATAGATGAATTAATTAAAGAATTCGAATTACCTCCAGCTACTGTGGATAAAGTAAAAGAAAACCCGTTAGACTCGAATCTGTTCGAGTCTTTTTTGTTTCCTCCTTTTTCGTATTTAGATTCAAAAACAAAGAGGTGGAGGGATAGGAAGGACCAATGGAAAAATTTAGGGATTAGAAGCGAATTAGGTCGAGAAGGTAATCTCACGTTTGCATCTAGCTTGCGGTCAGCAAGTTTGACAGGAACGAGTATTTTCGACCCCGTACTTTGCGAGTTGGCTTACAGATGGTTTACTCCTGGAGAATCTGCCAAAATATACGATCCATTCGCTGGCGGCTCTGTTCGGGGTATTGTGGCAAAAGTGCTTGGCCACGAATATACTGGAATTGATTTAAGAAAAGAACAAGTAGAAGCTAACCGCATTAATGCTAAAGAAATCGGATTAGATGGCATTAATTGGATTACCGATAATAGCTTAAACGCGGATAAACATATTGAAGATAACTCGATGGACTTATTATTTACATGCCCACCTTACTTTGATTTAGAAGTATATTCAGATAATAAAGAAGACATTAGCAACATGGAATACGAGGAATTTATTAAAGTGTACTCCGAGATATTGGCGAAGGGTGCGAATAAATTAAAAGATAATCGATTTGCCATTGTGGTTATTTCAGATGTACGAGATAAAGCAGGTTTTTATAGAGATTTGACAGGTCTTACTAAATCGGTATTTGAGAAGAATGGTATTTACTTCTATAATGACTTGATTTTGTTAAACTCACTAGGCTCAGGAGCATTAAGAGCTCGCAGAAATATGCGTAACAGGAAGTTAGTCCGTATTCACCAGAATGTTTTAGTGTTTTATAAAGGAAATCCTGATGAGATACAAGAACATTTCCCCATTTTAGAGGTACTGGAAGATAATTTAGAAGAAGCGCTTGAATCTATCGACATTTAAACGTATATCCCTTACAGTAACAGCATAAAGGAAACGGAGTGGTGTACATGAGAGAAGATATTCAACGATTAAAAGATAAAGCGGACACAGCTAAAATGAAATATCATCGAAATATAATTGATAGAGAAACAGCTAAGAAACAAATAATTCCATACGCGGAAGCTTTTAATACTAGATCGAAAGAGATTGCTAAAAAGTATAATCAAAAGCCTAAATTACTTTCAGTAGCAGCGTTTTTAAGATAAAAAAGAAGAGGTGCGTTAACACCCCTTCCCATAGAGCCATCACTGGCCATGAGATAGCAAACAGACCTCGCGAGGTTTTAGACATTGCTATCTCTTTTTCTATTCTAATAGAAAGCTGGTGAAAAGGCAATGAAAAAGGAGAACGAGCGTTCGGTTGATGGGAACTTAAATGATGATTTATTAGATTTAGAGATAACTAAAGCTCTTGAAGAAGCTAAAACAGATGAAGAATACAAAAAAATTATTCGAGCTACGCTGGGGAAGTGGCTTAATAATCTACAAGAAGGCAATATACGTCTTGAATCTGTAAATGACCTTAAAACCCTCATTGAAGCAGATAGATTACTAAGAAGAGATTAACTTTTATTGAAAGATTGGAGAATAAACATGACCCTTATATTTTGGACTAAAAATGGACAAGAGATGGAATTTGATCTAGTTGAAAATGTAGAGATTGACGAGAAAATTATTACATTCGATTACTATGGAGAAGGTGAAAAAAGAGGCGTAGTGTTTATATTAAATAATCTTGCTGGCATGGCTGTAGAGGATGAGAATTCGGAGAGTGAAAGTAAAGATGGTGCATCTTGGTTTAAAGTGTACAGGGGTTAAGTAAAGTAAAAACGAACATAAACATAAGTAATGGTGGTGACGTTGATGTGTCATGGATAACCTAGATAAAGAGCTCATAAAAAAAGACTATTTGGCAGGAATGAAGAACAAAGAAATAGTAGAAAAATATGGCATATCTCCGAATACCTTGAAGGCGTGGATTAGAAGATATGGTTGGAAAGATGAAAAAGAAAAGGGTGCATCCAAAACAAAAAAAATGGGCGCACCCTTTGGAAATGTAAACGCAAAAGGGAATTCGGGCGGTGGGGCACCTTTAGGCAATAAAAACGCGATAGGTAACTCTGGCGGGGGTGCACCCTTTGGTAATAAGAATGCACTTTTTACAGGAGAGTTCGAAATTATTGATCCTGATTACTTTAGCGATGAAGAAAAAAAAATATACAATTCTCTGACAGACCACCCCCTAGCCCACGCTAATAATATCATTAAAGATGAATATATTCGGAAAAGAAGAATGATGAAACGACTAAACGAATTAGAAAATAATTTGTCGGAGTCTGAAAAAGAGATAAAAAAAGCTTACTTAAAACAAGATATAAGAAAAGTTATTGAAAGAGACGGACAGAAAGCAATTATGACAGTTCCTGAGCTAGTACTTGTTGAACAAAAAGAAGAAACTAAACGTAAGATAGATGATGTTTTACGGCTAGAAGAATCTATTACAAGACAAAACGGTGTTTTACTTAGAGCATTGAGAGACAAGTCTGCAATAATTGCTCAGCTATCTATGCTACCGCTCAATCAAGAAAAAACACAAAAAGAAATCGAAATGCTAGAACTCGAAATACAAGAGCTTAAAGGTATAGACTTAGAAAAACCGCTTGAAATTAGAGTCTCAAGGGCGGTGAAGAAACTTGGTAGAAGCTAATGTAGTTGATTTAGTCGTTAACCCTCATTTTGAGGAGTACGTATTTGATTGGACACAAAAAACATTTCTTGCTGTAGGTGCTTATGGTTCGAGTAAAAGCTATGCAACAGCTGAAAAAATTATAATAAAATTATTTGAAGAAAAACGAAAATGCTTAGTTGTTAGGGATGTTCACGAATCGCACAAGGATTCTACTTTCGCTTTATTAACTGAAATCCTTGAGGAAATGGGTGTTGTTGGGAGAGGTAAAAGGAAAGTTGTAATTACTCAAAGTCCTATGAAAATAAAATTTCCTAATGGGTCATCCATAATTTTTAAAGGATTGGATAAACCTAGTAAGTTAAAGTCTATAGCTAATATTTCTATTATTTGGGTAGAAGAGTGCTCAGAGATTAGTTATGCTGCATACAAAGAACTTTTAGGACGGTTAAGACATCCGTTTTTAAAAACACATATTATTTTAACTTCAAACCCTGTCAGTATAGATAATTGGGTCTATTTACATTTCTTTGAGGACTTCATAAACAAACGTTTTATATTGAGTGATTCGTTATTATATGAAAAGCGAATTATTAAAAAGAATAATACGTATTATCATCATAGCGTTGCTGAAGATAATTATTTTTTAACTCAAGATTATATTGATGACTTAGAAGATATGAAGAATTATGATCCTGATTTATATCGAGTTGCTCGGCAAGGCAGATTTGGTGTGCTTGGTACTAAAGTTCTTCCGCAGTTAGAAGAGAAGGACCACGACTGGATGATAGAAGCCATCAATAACATTAAGAATCCAATTAATCGAAATGGAATGGATTTTGGTTTTGTTGAGTCCATGAATGCATTACTCAGTATGACAATAGACCCTGACAAGAAAGATTTATATATTCACTTTGAATATTATGCAAATGGGAATACGGATGATGTGACGGCTCAAGATATAAAGGAATTTAAAGAGACAAAAGAAGTAATTTTTGCTGATTCCGCAGAGCCGAAAACAATTAAATACTTTAGTGATAATGGATTTGTTATGTATGCAGCTCACAAATTTCCAGGGTCACGTTTACAAAACACAAAAAAGGTTAAACGGTTCAGACATATTTATGTATCAAGTAACTGTAGCAACACTATAAACGAATTAAAGCATTTAACTTTTGCTAAAGATAAATTAGGAAAAACTATTGAGGATGAATTTAATATTGATCCACATACATTTAGTGCGATTTGGTATGGGCTGGACGGTTATGAAGTAGCTGATATTAAAGACAAAACAGACCGTAGTAGGCGAGCAAGAAGGGAGCGAAGAAAACGTGGCAAATAAAAGTAGAGCGCGAGTAGTAAAAGCAGAAAAAAATAATACACTATCAAACCAAATTTCCAAAGAAGATGCATTTAATGGTATATACGGTGATGACAGCCAAGTAATTAGACCACCATATAATTTAGAAGAACTATCTAAAATAACAGAGAATTCGACTGTATTACAACAATGTATTGATGCTTATACTACTAATCTCTTTGGCTTTGGCATAGATGCAGAGTCCAGATTAGATTTAAATAGCAAAGATATGACACCGGAAAAGAAAGCTAAAGCAGAAAGTGAAACAAAAAGACTTCAAGAGTTCATACGTTATGCAAATCTCGATGAAGGAACAGAAACTGTGTTTCAAAATATTATCGAGGATCAAGAGAAAACAGGAAATGGTTATATTGAAGTGTTACGAGATGGCAAAGGTCAACCTGTAGAGTTAGTACATTGTGATAGTCAATATATTCGAGTATGTAAAAAAACAGAGCCAGTAGAAGTGGGATACACAATCATGGAAAAAGGGGAGCCGGTTAATATTTTGCGGAATAAGCGATTCCGTAAATTTGTGCAAATTATTGATGAAAAAAAAGTTTGGTTTAAAGAGTACGGTGATCCACGAATAATGGATAGTACCAATGGGAACTATGTGGAAGAATCAGAATTAGAATCAAAAGAATTTCGTGATGCTACGGAAATTATTCATTTCAAAATCGGGACCTCTGCCTATGGGGTTCCTCGATGGATTGGTAACGTAGTTAGTCTTTATGGCGCAAGAAAGGCAGAGGAATTAAATCTCTTGTACTTTGTTAATGGGCGTCACGTTCCAGCTGCTGTTGTTGTTCAGGGTGGCTTGCTAGATGAAGATGCATATAACAACTTAGAAGAGTACATGAAAGGTGTCTCAGGGACTGAAAATGCCTATCAATTCTTAGTTTTAGAAGTTCAAGGGGAAGAGATAACAAATGCTAATGGTGATAAAAACTTATCTGATGTAAAAGTAGAAATAAAATCATTGGCAGATATGATTCAAAAGGACGCAATGTTTTTAGAATATGATGCAACACACAGGAAAAAAATGCGTTCTTCTTTCCGATTGCCGCCAATTTATACAGGTGAAGCGGACGAATATAATAAGGCCACTGCAGAAACAGCACGGAAGACGACGGAAGAACAAGTATTCCAACCGATGCGTAGAAAGTTGGCCAGGAAGATAAATGGTGCTTTTTTAGAGGCGTTAGATATATCTGAAGCCAAATTAGTATTAAAAAGTCCTGATCTTACAGATATTGCTTCAATATCCAATGCTATATATCCATTTATCTCAGCAGCATCCGTCATTCCTAATGATTTGCGTCCAATGCTTGAAAAATTATTGAATAGGAAGCTAGATGAATTACCTGAGGAATACAACAAACCAATATCTATTCTTCTCGCAGAAATGCAAGGACAATCTAATGAACATACTGTTTCGGAACCGAAGACAGTTCAAAAATCACTATCTGAATACGATAACGTATTAGTAATGAAACAGATGAGAGATTTGTTACAGGAGTTGAAGGACAATGGTAAACTATGACGCTATAGATAACCTTATCGATACTATCAATATATTAGTAGAGAAGGTTAATGAAGGAGAATTCGAAAAAGAACTACTTGGACAACTAGGAATGAAAAATATTCCCGCATTTGTTGAGACGTTCGAGAAGGACATTTCTAGCCTTCTTCTAATCCAGAGGTCTTATTATATTAATCAACTTAAAAAAACTGTAATAAAGGCAGAAAAACCACTTACGATTGAAGAATTATTTCAATACTACTCTAATGATTTGTTTATAGGTGATGATTTTAGAATAAATATGTCTAAAAAAGCATCTGATTTTCTTACAGCAACAACAAAAGACATTAGTAAAACTGTTATGAAGTCACTAGATAAAGATGTCTCTTTCAAACGTTTATCTGGACGTTCTGTGAGCTGGATTAAAGAATGGTCAGAGGATTTGGCCAACCTAATGAAAATTAGTACTCAATCCGAAGTAGAGGGGGTGCTAATAAAGGCACTGAGTGAAGGGAAAGGTATTCAACATGTAGAGCTAGCGCTAAAGGATTTACCCGCATTTGACCGAAAAAGGGCAAGGACAACGGCTATTACAGAAGTTTTGACAGCAGCTAGTGTTGCTCAGCAAGAAGCTTTTGAACAATCACCATCAGTTGAAGGCAAGAAATGGAAGCATTCCGGCGGTAAAGGAATCGAACCCCGCTCATCCCATATTGAATTAAGTGGAAAAGTGGTCCAGATAAATGAAACGTTTACGATACCTGGAAGCGGCGAGTTAGCAAAATATCCGAGAGATACAGACTTGTCTGCTTCTGAAAGGATACATTGTCATTGTGCCCTTGGACCAGCTGTAAATGAAGAGATTCTCGGATGGACAAAAGAAGATAAAGAAAAAGCAAGAAAAGAAGTTATGGACGATTTAGACAAGAATCCGTACACTAAAAAACAAAAAGATGCAAAAAAATTGGCGAATAAAGTTGGCCAAAAAATAAAGAACGAACAGGATATTTTAGATGCTGGGGAAGTAGTGTATAAAAACATTGAATCTAAAGTTAATTTTTATACAAGGAGAATAGAGCGTCTTAAAAAGATTAATGATAAGGCTAATAGAGATTTGATTTTTGATAAGATAACTGCAAAAGAGCAAATTAGAACGAGGTTCTTAACAAGCAATCTACAAGAAAAAGCAGCAGAAAAAAGATTAGAACTTATTTTTTCGGAACTGAAAAAGATACGAAAATTCGGCAATGTTAAGATGCTTAATATATTAGATAACTCAGATTTATACCTTAAACAGATTTTGATAAATAATAAGAAATACTTTCCAGCATCGTGGATTACTGAGTCGAACAAGAACAGTGTTTTACTTTTAAATTTAACAAAAGAGCGTGGATCACAACAACTATACAAAGGAGTCAGCATAGTTAGCGCTGGTGTCCATGGTACAAAATCAACAATAATCCATGAAATGATGCATCACTTTGAAATTTCAGTACCGGGATTTCTTGCTGCTGAAAAACTTTTTTATGAGCGTAGAACGAAAGGATACGATTTGGTACAATTAGGTTATCCATACGATGATCAAGAAATAGCTAGATTGGATAAATTCGTTATTGGGTACATTGGAAAAGATTATGCAGGAACCGGTTATGAAATAATGAGTGTAGGATTACAAGAGATGATGGAAGCAGACACTCGTATTTTTAGTGATACAGATTATATTCACTTTATCATAGGAATGTTAGCGAGGTTATAGAATGAAGAACTACTTTTATATTAAAGGAAAATTTGCAGGTGAGATTGTAATAGTAGAATTTAAAGATGGTCAGCTTGAATCCGACACTAACGAGATGGTTAATTTGATTAAATCGGCGTACAAACATGGTAATTATATCCCGCCAAATCTTTATATACCAGAGAATGGTCTAGAAAACGCTGCTTTTGCTTATCAGTTTTTATTAGATCGGATATTTGGTGAAATTATAGAGACTTCATACGATGCTCCTCTTATTCCAAAGTTAGAAAAAGGAGAAAAATAAATGTAAAAGACTTAGATTATTAATTCTAAGTCTTTTTTATTGGGTTAAAAAGTTCCCATAAAAAAACTTTAATTATTTGAAGGAGGTGAAAAATATGGGGAGAGAATTAGTTAATGCAAAGATAAATTATGTTTCATATGTTGATAAAGCGGCAAATAAAAAACAGTTTTTCTTAACAAAATCAAATGAACAACCTAATATACAGAAGCAGGTTGAGCTATTTGTTAATAAAGAGGACTCTAAACAATTAGTTTATGGTTTAGTTTATGAGCCGGATGTTGAAGATGCTCACGGTGATTTCATGAAAGCAGAGGAAATCGAAAAAGCAGCACATCAATTTATGAAAGATGCACGTAACATCGATAAGCAACACGATTTCAATGCGGGAGTTGGTGAAGTGGTTGAAAGTTATATTGCTCCTACTGATTTTAGTATTAGTGACCAAGTTATTACAAAAGGTAGTTGGGTTATGGCTACAAAGGCTTCTGATGCGATTTGGGAATCTATTAAAAAAGGCGAAATAACCGGTTATAGCATGGCTGGAATTGCAGAAGTTGTAGAGCAATCAGAAGAGCGTGCGGATATCACCAAAGATGAAAAAGGCTTTTTTAAATTAATGAAGGAGTTTTTCACTAAAGGGAATGTTCGAGATGGTTACGAGAAAGGTAAATCAACACAAAACGTCCGCGCGGCTTTGAACGTGTTTGAAAACGAGATTTGGAATGCACAAAGCCATAATAGTGTTGATTTCCAAAAAATTAATGATGCTATTGCAGATTTTCAATCAATCATTAATGAAATTGAGGGTAGTGGAACTGAAGCTGCTTTAAAAGCATTCAAAAAAGAAGGAGAAGTGGAAGATATGAACAAAGAAGAATTAGAGAAAATCATTGAGTCAGCGTTAAAACCGGTTATTGAGCGCTTGGACTCGATTGACAAAGTAAAGGACGAAGATAAGGTACTAACTGAAGAAGAAAAGAAAAATTTAAAAGAAGAAGATGCAAAGAAGAAAGAAAAAGAAGTTAAAAAAGAAGATTTAGCAGAAATCATCAAAGAAACAATCGGAAAAAGTATTGAGCCAATTAACGACCGTTTGCAAAAAGTGGAAAATGCACGGGGGACTTCTAATCAGGTTGAAGGAGAACAAATTCAAAAAGAAAATAAATCCGTTTGGGACGGACTACTTTAAAGGAGATGAACGAAAATGAACAATGAAACTATTATCGAAAAAGCATCAATGACATTAAGCGATTTATCAGCTGGCGGTCGAATGAATCCGGCACAAGCGAGCAAATTTATTCGTATGGTTCAAGATACACCTACAATTTTAAAAGATGCACGTTTAGTTCAGATGGAGTCAGATAGACAAATTATTGAAAAAATTGGCTTCGGTCAACGTATAATGCGTGCTGCAAGTGAAGGTGTTGGGTTAACAGAGGCAGATCGTACAAAGCCATCAACTAGTAAAGTAACGCTTAATGCTAAAGAAGTAATCGCTGAGATAAACTTAACATATGATACTTTAGAAAATAACATTGAAAAACGTAATTTAAAAGACACGATTATGCAAATGTTAGCAGAACGTGCAGCGGTAGATATTGAGGAACTTATGGTTAATGGTGATACAAGTAATACTACGGATAGCTATCTTGCTCAATTGGATGGTATTCGTAAATTGGCAACATCTCACTTGGTTAATAATAGTTCGGGAGAAATTTCCAGAACGGCATTTAAAAATGCGAAGAAAATTATTCCGGCTAAATATTTACGTTCACCGCAAGACTTTCGATACTATACTTCTCCAAGCGTAGAAACAGAATGGATTGATAAATTAGGCGACCGTCAAACTTCTCTTGGGGATAGTGCTGTAGAAGGTAAAACTGCTCGTCCTTTTGGCATTCCAATTCAATCTTGCGCAAATCTACAACCATATGGCGATGGTGCAGGTAATGATGTTTCAGACATTATTCTAACTCACCCAAAAAATATTATTTTAGGAATGTCACGGAATATTAGTATTGAGGTAGATAAAGATATCCGTTCTCGTCAATTCATTATTGTTTTAACGGCTAAATTAGATACAGTGTTCGAAGAAGAAGATGCAGTTTCTAAAATTACTAAGGTTTTGGAGTGATTTAAATGAGCAAATATAAAGCTATGCTTACAAAAGGTGAACATTATGTTTTGTTACCACAAAATATTCTTTTTAAAAAAGATATTCCTGTTGACATCAACGAAGAAATTGTTAATATTTTACAAGATGCAGAGGAGTTCTTAGTTACAGAAGAGACGTCTGAAAAAACAGAAGAGACTTCGGAAGTGAAAAAAGCGAAAAAAAGCAGCAAAGACTAGGAGTGGTTTGAATGTCCTATATCACGCCTGAAGAATTAATAACATACTCAGACTTTGAAGCAGTAAGAGAAAGAAAGCCCGAAAAATTAAAAATGGATATTTTAGAAGCTGAAATGGATCTTCAAGCTGCGTTGGGTAAATCATTAGTTGATATAAAAAGCAGAAGTGTAGAAGAAACCGGCTTTCCAGAAACGCTCAAGCTAGCTTTATTACGACTAGCTCAATTTAGAGCTCTGTATAATACTAGCGAATCTATGCAGAAAGGCTATTCAGCTGAAAAAATTGCTGACTATTCTTATTCATTAGCAAACGGCGAATCAATAAATTATCCAGATGTATCAAATTTAATTGCTGATTATTTAGATCAAAAGTCGACAGATAAACGGAAATTCCGATTTAGAATGGGGGCTTTTTAATTTGAGTTATTCACAAATGCTGGATAAAAAATGCGATATTTTTCATTTAGCGGGCAAAGAAAAGCAAGAAGAGGGTAACTTTGGGATTAATATTTCCAACTTGCCAGATGAAGTAGAATATAGTGACACTCCAGATTTAAAAGCAATTGATTGTTACTACATGAAGAAGTCAGAATCAATTGTGCAGGGTGAACCACAAAATATTTTAATACAGAGTTGGCTTTTACATTTTAATAAAAATATTGATGTCCGTCGGTTAGATAAAGTAATAGCTGACGGATATGTTTTTATTTTGCAAGAGCCGATAAGTCCTAAAAACCATCACATTGAAGTGGAAGCATTCCGAAAGGTGATACTGTAATGGGATTGGAAATCGAAGGTTTAGAAGAATTTATTGCAGAATTAGATACATTCAAAAAAGACTTGCCTAAAAAGTTTAAAGAATGGCTAGAAGCTTCTGGAATGGCCTTTCTTGATATTGTGCAAGATGAGATTATTTCATCTGAGACAGTTGATACTAGAAGACTACTAAATTCGTTTTCTAAGGCAGCTGCTGGCAATGTATTTATTATGTCTAGTTCGGGGATGTCTTTAGAAGTTGGAACAAATGTTGATTATGCTTGGTATGTTAATGATGGACATTTTACAATTAATCCTAATTCAGGTAAGGATAGACGCTGGGTTCCGGGATACTGGAAAGGTGATAAATTCACGTATGATCCAGGAGCAACAACCGGTATGCTGTTAACAATCAAATGGATAGATGGGACAAATTATTGGGATGTGGCAATTTCAATATTTGAAAAGCTCTTTCAAAAAGGAATGGATAAACAGCTACAGGACTTTATGGACCAATGTTTTAAGTGAGGTGAGATTTTGGAAACAAAAAATGTTGAGTTGGGTTCAATAATGGCTTTTTGTGTGAAATCATTGAAAGATATCGCATCGAATATCAAAATTTACGAAAAAAGTGTTCCAACAAATTTTGTAAGTCCTAGTTTGTACTTTCCACAACCTTCAGTTAGTGGCGTTGGGGCTTCTTTATCTTCATTCAAAAACATTTGTATATGGAATATTAAGGTTTTTGATTCAGATAAAGTAAAAGCATTCAAAATTGCAGAAGTCGTTAGGAACGCTTTTTATTCTAAGAGGCTAATAATTCCAGTTCTAAAGCCGGACGGGGAAGAGTCGGGTTTTTTTATTCGACTAAAAAGCGTGGATATTCGGGATGGTGATGAGTTTTCAAAGAGTATTATACTGAACTGGGATTCATATGAACGTTATCACACTGAGGCGAAGATGGTAATTAGTGATGAGAACGCACTACAAATAAATGGAGGTCTAAAGAATGGCTAACGTAAAAAATGTGACAAAGAAGGCGGTTGAGGTTTCTGATGTAACACAAAATCAACAGGCCGAAGAAACACAATTTTCTGTTGAACAGTTGAAAGAGCATTCTCGTGCTATTTTTGGCGTACAGCCAGAAGTTATCGATGGTGCTTTTTTTGCTCACACGGGAAATCAAATTACAAAAACGGAAGCAAGAAATTTAATTGATAATTTCTTGCGGAAAGTGGTGAAATGATATGGTCAGTGGAGGAACGTTTAATGCCGGTGTAGAAAAAATTCGTCCAGGTATTTATACAAATTTTAAAGCAGCGGCGGCCGAAAGAACTAAAGCGGGCGAAAGGGGAACCGTAGCGTTACCTTTAGCTGCATCATGGGGAGCAGCTAAAGAGTTTGTAGAAATCAATAAAGAAGAGGACGTAGAGAAAAAATTAGGCCTTTCTCTAGCGCATCAAAGTTTCTTGTTATTACGAGAAACTTTGAAATTAGCAAAAACAGTGCTAGTATACCGTTTAAATGATGGTATTAAAGCAACTGCAACATTGGCAACTGATGTGGTAGTTACAGCCAAATATGGTGGGATTGTTGGTAATAGTATTACGATTAAAGTAGATGAAAATGTGGTTGATAGTTCTAAAAAAGACGTTACTACCTACTTGAATGAAGTTGCTGTAGATAAACAAGTAGTCGGAACGGCATCTGAACTAATCGATTCTAACTACGTTTCCTTTAAAACGACAAGTACTAGTGAGTTGCAACAATCATCCGGAACTACGCTAGTTGGAGGTACAGATCAACCTGTTACAAACTTGGATTACACCCAATTCCTAGTGTCTGCGGAAGGTGAATATTTTGATACTATCGCGTTTCCAGTATCATCTTCAGACGTTGCTTTGAAAACGTCTTTTGTTTCATTTGTTAAGCGTATGAGAGACGAGCAAGGCGTGAAAATCAAAGGTGTGGTTGCCAACATGCCTGCTGATTACGAAGGGATTATCAATGTTCGTAATGGGGTGACATTACGAGATGGTACTATTTTAGAGCCTCATCAAGTAGTTGCTTGGGTTGCTGGAGCTGATGCTTCTGCCTCTATGCTGAAGTCTAATACTTTTGTTAAATATGATGGGGCAATTGATGCTACACCTCGATTGGCCAATGATGAAGCAGAGGAAGCATTACAAAATGGTGAATTTGTTCTGACATTTGATGCTCGCGACAAAGCAGTATACGTAGAACAGGACCTTAATTCATTAACTACATTTAGTAAAGAAAAAAGCTCTAAATTCCGAAAGAATAAGATTTCGCGAATCCTAGATGGCATTAATAATGATACACGCAGAAATATTTTAGACGCTATTAAAGAAAGAAAAGATGCTAATACAGACATTCCCGCAGATGAAAATGGGGTGCAATTTATTCTATCGATGCAAACAGCATATTTAAATGAATTGCAGGATAGTGGAGCAATTACAAATTTTGACTCCACAGCTGATATTACAGTTTCACTAAATAATAATGTTGACGGATTCATTGTAAATCAATCTATCGAGCCGGTTGATTCAGGCGAGAAATTCTACTTTACTACGGAGGTGAAATAAGATGTCATTTAAAGCTCAAAATACAATCTCAGGAAAAGAAGGCGGATTGTTTATAGATGGACTAGAAGTTGCAGAAGTAAAAACATGTGAAGCCAACATTGAAAAAAATAAAGCAGAAGTAAATGTTATGGGACGTCGTATGACAGGATCAAAAACCACTGGGGCAAAAGGTTCTGGAACACTAACACTATACAAAGTTACTTCTCGTTTTGTGAAAATGATGCTTGACTATGTTAAAACAGGTAAGGACCCTTACTTCACGGTTCAAACATATATTGCAGATGCGTCATCTGGCCGAGGAACTGAACGCATTACATTACTAGACGTAAATATTGATAGTGCTAAAATCGTTGGTTTGGATGTGGATTCCGAAGCATTAGAGGAAGAAATCCCGTTCACTTTTGAAGATTTCGATGTACCGGAATCTCTACGGTCAGATTTTAATTAAGCCTATAAAGGCAAAAGCTTGTGGCTTTTGCCTTTTCTAGTAAAAAATCCAAACAAAGAATGGAGAAATAACAAATGGTAGCAGATAGAGAAATTGAAAAAGTAGAAGAATCAAATGAAGAATTAGTTTATGATATCACAGCATTTCTTCCTGGAAAACATGAAGAAAAGGTCAAACTAGAACGTGCTGTCTCGAATCGTTTTAAAGATAAAAATGGAAATGTAATTAAATTTGTATTTGAAAATGTAACTTCTGAACGTCTCGAGGAACTAAGAAAAGATTGCACAAAAAGAATTCCAAAAGGCCGTGGACGTCAACCAGAAGAAAAATTTGATTCTGATAAATTTCAAGCACTCTTGGCATTAGAATCAACTGTTTATCCGAAGTTTAGTTCTAAAGAGTTGCTAAACGCATACAAATCCCCCTCTGCTCTAGAAGTCGCGAAAAAAGTTTTATCCGTACCTGGCGATTACATGAACTGGATTTCGGCAGCAAGCGAAGCCAACGGATTTGATGACGAAATCGACGATGAAGCAGAGTCTATTGAACTAGCAAAAAACTAATAAAGGGCGGGGATAGAAATGCGACGTATGCATATTATGCCTTTACTGAATTACATCAATCCCCGTCAGATATTCAAGAAATGTTACGTTTACCAGTTCAACAGAGAGCTTTGTTTTATGCTTTTATAGAATACAAGTTAGAATTAGCTGAAAAGGAAATGAAAAATAATTAGAAAGGAGGAATTGTCTTGGTTAAAATGACCGCGGTATTCGATATGCAGGATAAAATCCAATCTAAGATAGACAAATTAACTAATAACCTAAAAAAAATGGATAAACAAGCTAAGTCTATGCAAGATATGGAGTTTAAAGTTAGATTAAAGGATGATGTTACAAGAAATGCAACTCGAATTCAAAAGATGATTACAAAAGATTTTGCAAAATCTTATGCTATTTCAGTTGGTATTAATGATACAGCATTAAGAGGCGCAAAAAGCATCGCGAATTTTATGCAAAAAAATATGCCTAAAACTTATTCAATTGGGGTGAATATTGCTGATAATGCAAGTAAAAAGGTTGCTGGAATTGGTAAACTATTGGATAAAAAATTACCTAAGGCTTATTATACAAAAATAGATGCGGATGGCAAACCTTTTGAAGTCACTGTCGGACGATTAATGAATTATTTACGTCGCAAAAACTTCAAAAAATATGAAATTGTTTTATCGGCAAAAGATACAGCAACTGAAACGATAAAAAAGGCTGCATCTTTTACAAAGAAACTGTTCTCAAAAGGTTATTCAGTTACTATCACTGCTATTGATAAATTAACCAGTACTGCTGCACGAATGGGTTCAAAAATTAAAAGTGTATTACCTAAAATGATTAATATTCCAGTTAAAGCTTTGAATTATACAGCTAGCGCCATTGGTGCGGCAAAAAGAGCTTTGTTTTCTCTGCCGACTTTGTTCACGGTAACTATAGGTGCTGTATTAGGGAAAAGTTTTTATGAAGCTACAGTGAAATCATCAGCTACATTTGAAGAATATACAGTGTCAATGACACACTGGCTAAAGTCTGCAGATAAAGCAAAAGATTATATGAAATGGATCGGACAATATTCTGATTCAACTCCTTTTAGCTCGGCTGATTTAATGCCAGCCGCGGCAAGAGCAACAGGTTTAACAAAGAATAGAAAAGAATTTGAAAAGTTAATGAAACTATCTGTCGATATGGCTGCTTTAACTCCGGGAAAAACAGTCGCGGAGTCAATGGAAGCATTAGCTGATGCGCAGATGGGGGAATTTGAACGATTAAAAGAATTTAATATGAAATATACCAAAGAATCAATGGATGCAGCTGGTGGATTTGACGGTTTTATTAAGGATGCGCAAGACAAGTTTTCTGGTGGAGCTAAAGGGTTTTCGCAAGCCTATACAGGAATGATTTCAACTATTAAAGGTTATACAAGCTCATTCTTTAGAAGTATAGGTGATGGATTCCAAACAGCGATTAAGCCTCGATTATCTAAAGTTATTAAGTGGTTAGAAGAAAACCAAGATGCATGGGCAGCGTGGAAAGAAACGGCAGTTGAAGCCGGTTCTGAGATTGCTAGCTGGTTGGGTGAAAAATTCGATGGTTTATTTAGTTATATTGGTAAGAAATTGGAATCTATCAATGAGTGGCGGAGTTACGGAACATCAGTTACTAACATATTCAAACAAATCACGTATGAAATTGGACAAGATATAAATAATTGGTTATACAAAAATGGTGGAATGAATCAAATTAAAGACTTTTTTAGTAAGGCGGGTTCTGCTTTTGGTTCAGCAATAAATGCTTTTATTACTGGTGTTTTGTTTAGCAGTGAAGTGAAGGGCGAAGAAGTAGCAGGAAGCATGGGATTAGTTAATATTATGGCTAATGTAGGTGGCGAAGCTGCTAAGTCATTTGGGAAATCATTTCTAGATTCACTAGATCCAGGAGCGCTAATAAAACAAATTTTTTCTAAATTACTTGATATCAATACAAGTGGTCTTAAATCTGTTTTTGGCAAAATGATTGGCAATAAAGAGCTTGAGGATCAAGGGAACATATGGGGAACTTTATTAGCTGACGGATTGTTATTAGGATTTGCTTTGCGCTTCAAGGGAATTCGGCTGATTATGGCTGCTGGTTTAAAACCGATTAGTAAAATAGCGGGCAAGGGCATTAAAGGCCTAGGAAAAAAAGGAATGGGTAAAATATTTCCTGCTACTATGAAAGTAGACCCTACGAAAACCACAAGAGTAGGACGATATTCAGAAGGCGGGTTACCTGGTTCTATATCTAAATTAGGTAAGTTTATGGATAAAACTGGAGCACTTGGCAAGGGATTAAAAGGCTTAGGTTCAGTAGCCAAAAGAATTCCTGTGCTTGGCACAGCATTATCGGCTACCTCTCTCATTGGCATAAATAAAGAAAATGCTGGCGAAAAGGTCGGAGATTTTGGAGGCGGTTTGGGAGGTATGGCTGCAGGAGCTGCTGGAGGAGCTGCTATCGGTTCAATTATTCCAGGGATTGGCACAGCAATTGGTGGTGTTATTGGATCAATTATCGGAGGTATCGCCGGAAGTGAGCTAGGACAGCGAATTGGGAAATGGGTTCAAAATGGACCTGTTGGAAAAGCTTTTGGAAAAGTAAAAGATTTTCTTGCAGAGACGTTGTTTGACGGTGGTTGGTGGTCTGAAAAATGGAATGATGTAACTAGCTATGCAAGTGATATGTGGATACAGTTTAAAGAAGGATGGACCAATATTACTGAGTGGGTAAGTGAGAAAATTGAGCTTATTGGGGGATTTTTCTCAAGTGTATGGAAAAGTATCTCAAATACATTCGGGGGATTTGTCGAATGGTTTGATAAAACTATTTGGACACCTATTTACAACAGTGCAGTTGATAAAATTAATCTAATTGTAGGTATATTCACAGTTGCATGGGAAGTAATTTCTGGTGTTTGGGCAGTTGTGTCAGAATGGTTCAATACAAACATTTGGGAACCGATTAAATCAGCAGTTGAAATCGTAGGCTCTGCAATATCAAGCTACTTTTCAACCTCATGGGAAATGATAAAATTAGTTTGGTTCCTCGCTGTAGAATGGTTTAATACGAACATTTGGGAACCGATTAAATTAGCAGTTTCAACTGTGGCTTATGCAATATCAAGCTACTTTTCAACCTCATGGGAAATGATAAAATTAGTTTGGTTCCTTGCTGTAGAATGGTTTAATACGAACATTTGGGAACCGATTAAATTAGCAGTTTCAACTGTGGCTTATGCAATATCAAGCTACTTTTCAACCTCATGGGAAATGATAAAATTAGTTTGGTTCCTTGCTGTAGAATGGTTTAATACGAACATTTGGGAACCATTAAAGGTTGGGGCACAAGCTATTGGTGAAGCTATAAGTAGTTTCTTCCAAACTGCTCACGATGCAGTAATTAGTGCTTGGAATGGAGTTACAGAATGGTTTGGTGCAAATGTAAGAGATCCTATAGTTGGGGTCGCTGAAGATATTAGCGCAGCTTTTCAAGATGCGTTTGGCTGGATAAATGATGTAATAGGTAAAGCGGGAGAAGCTGCTAATAGCGCGAAAGATTGGATTGGAGGAAAAGTAAACGGAGCAAAAGATTTCTTTACTGGAATTGGTGAAGAAAAGACTGGTTTAAAGAAGAAATCAGTGGGAAAAAATGCCACCGGAGGTTTAATTACTCAAGAACAACTATCTTGGATTGGTGAAGGTGGTAAGAAAGAATTTATTATTCCTGTTGATCAAAATGTAGGGCGTGGAAAAATGCTTCTTGGAGCAGCTGCTAATGCTCTCGGGGTCGATATGGGAGGACAACAAAGAAATACAGTTAATAACGTTATACAAATGCCTTCTGTACCGCTACCTGCTAGTTCAGCTTCTATAGCAATGCTTTCTACAGGTGCTAATGGTCCTGCAACAACAAATTCGATAACTGTAACTCCAGAGATTGCGCAAGCGGCTAATGGTCCTGCGAGTGTATCTACTAAAAGTGGTGATAAAATAGTGACTGTAAACTTTAACGGAGACAATCACTTTGCTAATAATTCTGATATGGAAGATTTTGAAGGAAGAGTTGTTAGTGTAATTCGTCAAACATTAGATGATGAAGATTTTGAAAGTGGAGATGGTATTCAAGATGGCTAAAAAAAGTGTCTATCAGTTCTGGATAAATCAAGGGAAAACCAAGACAAGGCTCCCCGTTCTTCCTGAAAAATTAGAGGTTTCAATTAATGGGAAAAACGATAATTTCGATATCGCTAGCTTAGGCGAAGTGACAATAATTCAAAAACCAGGTGCTAAAACATTTGCTTTCTCGGCATTTTTTCCCAAAAATTTTGGTCCGTATTGCGAATTTAAACCAGCACTAAATGCAAAGCAATATATAGATAGAATTGAAAATTGGATGAGCAATATGACTCCGATTCAATTCATTGTCACGGGGGCTGGAATTAACTTCACTTGTTCTATAGAATCATTTAATTATTACGAAAAGGCTGGAGAAGTAGGCGACTGGTATTTCGATATTACTTTAAAAATATATAAAAAAGTAACTATCAAAAAAATACAAATAAAAAAGAAACAAGTTGCAAAATCTAGACCAGTTGCAAAATCTAGACCAGTTGCTAAAAAGAAAGTTAAAACTTATATAGTAAGACAAGGTGATACGTTGTGGGATTTAAGTAAAAAATTTTACGGGAGAAACGCGGATTGGCGCAAGATTTGGAATAAAAATAAGGCATTGTTAGTAAAAAGAGATAAACGTAATTTAAGGCAGCCAGGTCACTGGATATATCCGGGGCAAAAATTAATTATTCCGTGAGGTGGTTAAAATGATAGAAATTTTTTTAATAACGTCGACTCATTGGATTCTATTACCAGTAGAGGAGGTTACTCTAAGTGGAAAAAGATATCAAGCTCCTCGAAAACTAGACTTTAAATTGTTTTATCCTTATGGAACAGATCATCAAAAGCAAAATGTCGAGGAAGGAAACACAATTTTATTTAGATGGAAAGGGAAAGAGCTTTTTAGAGGTATTGTTTTTACAAGAAACATTACTAAAAATGCTATTGTTACCGTAACAGCATATGATAAAATGCAATATCTTTTGTTGAATAAAGATGTTTACGTTTTTAATAACAAAAGACTAGATCAGATAGTGGCAAGGCTACTATCTGATTTTTCATTGCCAAAAGGAACAATTACAAACACTGGTTATATGATAAAATCGCTTGTCTTTTCGAACGTTACTTCTCTTTACGACATTATTTTGAAAGCTATTAGTGAAACTTATAAACAGAGTGGTAGAACATATCGTATTTATGCAAACACCGGTAAGCTGTATCTTGAAAAGTGGAATGAACCTTCAACAATGTTTTTATTAGAAGATACAAATACAGTGACAGACTTTAATGTGAATTTTTCTATTGATGATATAGCTACTCGGGTAAAAGTTATTTTGACGAAGGATAAAAAAACGCTCTATGGCTATGCTAGTGATAGCTCTGGGAGAAGTAAATATGGGTTGATTCAGCATGCAGAGTCATCGAGTGATAATTTGAATCAAGCACAATTGAATAAAAGAGCTTCTCAAATACTTAGCCAAAAAAAAGGACGAAAAAAAGAAGTGACAATTGATGCGTTGGGTGACCCTGCGATTGTAAGTGGCATAGCGATTATGGTCAATTTAAAAAGAATAAGTATTAATCAAAAATTTTATGTGGATAGCGATTCGCACACATTCAAAGGGAATTTGCATACTATGTCGCTCACGTTAATTGAAGAGAATAAAATTCCGGAGGTTCAATGATGAAAAAACAAATTCAATCAATCGTAAAAGGAGTTCTTAATTCAGAAGTTTTAGCGGATTTTGTTCCAGGTGAAATTTTAAACATTGCTCCTCTTTCGGTGAAAATAAATGACAATGATAAACTGATTCTTTCTGGTGAACAAGTTCAGATTACTGAAGGATTTATGGAACGTGGACCAGTTGAAGGTGATAGAGTACTCTGCGCTAGATTAAAAGGCGGTCAACTATTCGTTGTTTTGGATAGATTAATTTGAATGAGGTGATAAATTTGAGCACACCTGAAATTGAAATTGATAATGATGATTTAGAAGCATTTGAGACAATTTCTAAGACATATGAAATCGACTTCGTTAATAAAAAAATGACCGGGAGAATAATCGATGGTTTAGAAGCTATTCGGCAATTTGTACACTTAGCTATACAAGTATCTAGATTTAAATATCCGGCCTATAGTGACGATTACGGTAGTGAGTTATTTGACTTGATAACAGATGAAGAATCTACAGAAGAATTGATTGAGATTGAAATACCACGATTAATAAGTGAAGCAATTGAATATGACGATAGAATAGAAGTTGTAGATAATTTTGTTATTGAAAAAGTTAGTGGCTCTTTTCATATTTCATTTGATGTAACAACAAGTGAAGGTGTTTTAGAGGTGCAGGAGGTGATTTAATTGGTCAATTTTGAGGAAATGACATTCGAAAATATAATGGAGTCAATGTTAGATGCAGTTCCAGCAACATTAGATAAGCGTGAAGGAAGCATGATTTGGAATTCTTTAGCACCGGCAGCATCTCAAATCGCATTACTATACACGTGGTTAGAGAATGCTTTTGAATTAGTATTTTATGATACCGCTCCAGATGAATTCTTAGATAGAGCTGCTGCACCATATGGTGTTATACGGAAGCCTGCGGTCGCTACACAAAGGATTATTAAAGGTATAGACGAAAATGATAATAAAATAGAAATACCTGAAGGGTCGCGTTTTTTTGTAGAATCGGAAAATATATACTTCAAAGTGACTTCTTCGACGATTCTAGAACAAGTAGTAGAATGTGAAGTGGCTGGGACAAAAGGAAATGCTGATTTTTCCAATGATACAATATTGTCTTTAGATAATATTTATGGGCTAGCGAAAGTAGAAATAGGCGATATTTTAATTCCAGGGTCTGATGAAGAAGAGTTGGAAACTTTTCGAAAGAGATTTTTCACGAAAATTCAAAAGGATGCTTTCTCGGGAAACAAGAACCACTATAAGTTATGGGCAGAAGAAGTTTTAGGAGTTGGAAAAGCAAAAATTTATCCTTTGGGATACGGGGAGGGTACAGTAAAAATCGTTATAACTGATACTAATTTACACCCAGCTAGCCCAACCTTGGTTGAACAAGTAAGAAATTATATTGACCCCTTACCACAAAAAGGTGAGGGGGTAGCGCCTATTGGGGCTAAAGTTTTTATTGAAAGCGCCGCATGGAAAACGATTAATATATCTGGGCAACTAGTTCTGAAAGACGGTAAGTCTGTCAACGATGTTATAGAAGAAATAACAATGGATATTAACAAGCTATTTAAGAGCATAACCTTTCCGGAAGATGAATTGACATCTGTTAAACTCGCAGTTATTAGCAATATCATATTCTCTGCTCCGTCGGTGCTAGATAACTTTAATATAAAGCTTAATAACGAAGCAGCTAATATTATTCTTGCTGAAAATGAAGTGCCACAATTAGGCGCTTTTTCTTTTGAACTAATTTGAGGTGATTAGAATGTATGAAGCGTTAAAAAACAAATTGCCAGAGATTATTTCTGGAATAAGAGAGATTGACGGTTTACTTAAAGCTGAATCAGAACAGCTTCAAATCTCGGAGGATAACATATTGGACTTGATTGATCAGGCTCACTTTCAATCAGCTACATGGGCAATAGGAAGATTAGAAGACATCTTTAATGTTAGCGGTTCGGTAGATGATAGTTTAGAAGTTCGGCGCAAACGAATAGCGGATAAACAAGCGACGAATATTGTCGCTAGCAGGAATGTTTTAGAGAATCTGGTTAATCAATATTTAAAAAAAGATAGTGCAAAAATAGAATTATTGCATGAGTTATATCACTTTGTTGTTAGCTATAACTTGGATGATTTGCAGTTCTTTTCCGAAATAACTTCGATGATTGAGAAAACGAAACCTGCGCATCTTGGATATTCAATGCGAAGCGTAGTAATTGAAAACGTAACATTTGATGAGAAAGTAATCGCAAACAATCGACGATATAGACGAGTAAGAGAGATTAAATTTGGTTACCCGCTTTTATTTGAAAATAATGAGGTGATACTATGATTAATTCTAATTATAGGGAAAGAGCTGCAGAAGATTTAAGAATGCGAATAAAAAAAGTAACAATCAATGGCGAAGAACTTCCATTCACTTCTACTAGGAATGGAAACAAAGTAACAGTTATAACTGAACGAAGCCCTAAGATTACACAAATACAATCATTAAAGATACTAGACGAAAACAATGTTTTAATTTTAGAAAAAAGTTCACAAACCGATGTGAGAGAGAATGTTACATTAGATTTTAAAATTGAAATTGAGGTGAAATAGAATGGCCATTGATTCATATATTCCAACAACATGGAATGACGAAAGATTTGTATATCCTGAGGATTTTACCAAATGGGAGCAACAATTTAAAAAAATCGTAGATGAAATAAATCGTCATACAGGTACAAAAAACGATCATAATATAACAAAAGCAGATGTCGGGCTCAGTAATGTAAACAATTTTGGCATAGCCTCGTTAGAAGAAGCTCAAATGGGTTCTAATTCCCAAAAATACATGACTCCTTTACTTACATCAGAAGCAATATCGCAATTACAATCACTTAAATCGATAAATGGTCGAACAGGTGATGTTTTGCTGTCCAAAGGAGATGTGCAGTTATCTAATGTTGAGAACTATGGGATTGCATCTACAAATGAAGCCAAAGCAGGTATCGCGACAGACAAATTAATGACTCCAGCTAATGTACTTGAATCTATTAAAGAGCAGTTTAATACACAAAATATTCTTTTTGAAGGGGCAGCGTGGCCAGCGCCTAGCACTTATAAATTTGCTGGCGGCCAAAAAGTTTCGGATCAAAAGCTAGGACTGATATTTATTTGGAGTGATTATGATGTTGTTCCAGGGCAAGCAAACGTAGCAAATAATTATAACTTTGACTTTACATTCATTCCTAAATTTTTCATCAATAAACATTCTGGTGCAAACGTAAATGTCCCTGTTGCTACAAATTTCAATGCTCAAGTCGCTCAAATCACAATTAAAACATTATATCTCACTGATACAACTTTCGCGGGGCACGATTTAAACTCAAGTGGCTTAAATGCAAATGATGCTATTCTTAGATATATTTTAGGAGTGTGAAAAATATGGAAATTTACATTACCACAAACGAGGAAGGATTTCTTACAGGTTATTCGACAAGCGAGTGCGTGCCTGGCAAAAAAATCGAGATAGACGAAAACGATGTGTTTTTTCAACGTGGTTTTGCTAGTTATAAATATAAAGTGAATCAACTTATTTTTGACGAAAATAAAGAAAAAGAGTTTCAGTATGAAAAGACTCTACAAGAGGCAATGTTAAGTACTGAAGAACAATTACTAACTACGCAGGAAGCATTAGTTGAATTGTATGAGCAAAATACAAAATTAGGACAGCAGTTGATTGACACACAATTGGCGATGGTAGACATGTACGAAGCCAATCTATAGGTAAATTTTTATTGAAGGAGGTGAGAAAAATGGCAGTAATCTATTTGAATTTGATTTTGAATGGTAAAAAAACATTCAAAGAAGTACCACGCTTGCTACAAGCACAAGTAAAAGCATTGTTAATTGACGCGGATTGCGCTGAATTAGCAGAGTAATAATGTTGGAACGAAGGGGTCGATGGGGTAATGAAAACAAAATGGCGAAAGTTTATAGATCAAATGCTTGAAACTAATTACAAAGAAGTTTTTGCGCTATTTTTCTTGTTATCAGTTTCATTTTATAATATTCTGACTGGTTTTTTTTTGATGACGTCTGGTGATAAAATTGTTGAAAAAAGCAGGACGTATCAACTGATGGACAATCTTATGACAATTGATACATGGGGGTTGTTGTTTATTTTAAGTGCTGCACTGATACTAATTGCATCTTTTCAAGAATCAAATGCAAGATTTATAAATTTGATGATTGGCGGGGGAATAGGTGCGATAGTGCTGTTCTTATATTCAGCAGCGAGCTCAGAGAGCGCTGCTACAAATTTATTGCCGAGTCGATATGCTTTGAGCGCATGCTTTAATCTATTTGTTGCAACCATGGGAGGCTTAGAGCTATGGAAAACGAAAAGAAAAAAATAGATTATGTGTCAAGAGCAGAATTATTCGAGCATGGAATGGATATAAAAAAAGAGATGTCAAGAAAAGTCGATAAAGTTGAGAGCAAAGTCGATAAAATCAGTGAAGAAGTAGTTGAGCTAAAAGTATTAGTAATACCTATGGTAACATCTGCGAAAGAAACGGCCATAAACACACAAAAGATGGCGGATACACTGGAACGATACACGCGATCAACAACAAAGCAGTTGCATGAACATGACTTAGAAATTGCAGATGTGAAACACTCAATCGATAATACATTAAAAAGCATAAGCGATGAAGAGTCAGAGGAGAAACATAAGAAGTTTAGTAACGTTCAAATTATAACTTCTGTTCTAGCACTTGTAGGGATAATTTTAGGTGGAATTCTAAGCTGGGACTGGGGACAATTTATATTTAAATGAACAAAGGAGGTGAACTAAATGTCAGAGCAAAAAACAAACTAGATTCTTATAAACTGGATGTTGGCCAAGAATTAGTTTTATAGGAGGAATAGCATGAATATCATGAAAATAAATTGGATTGTTCGTTTTAAGAATCCCGTGTGGTTGATCGCTCTAGTTGGCGGTCTTTTTTTAATTGCCCAATCCGTACTCTACGTATTTGGTATTGAATGGGATTACAACGAATTATTGAATAGGCTTATCACTGTAATTACTTCTATCTTTGCTCTAATCGGAATTATTCAAGACCCGACTACGGCAAACTTAAAAGATAGTGAAAGAGCACAAAAATATAATGAACCTGGAAAGGATGAATAGAAATGGCAAAAGTGGCAATTTTTGGAGGACATAACGGAACTTATGAACAAGGTGCGAATGGCAATGGACTTACTGAAAAAGCAGTGGCGAAAGAAGGCGCGCAAATCGCGACAGCATATGCTAAAAGTTGCGGTCATGATGTAATAAATGGTTTCGGCAAATCTTTATCAGAGCGGGTTAAATACGCAAACAGTGAGAACGTTGTCGCAGTATTGGAACTACATGCAAATTCTGGAGGTGGTCAAGGAACCGAAACACTATTTTGCGCTGGTATTGCATCAGCCCAGCAAGATGCGATTGCAGTTGCGAAAGCCGGATCAATAAAAGGCCTAAAAAATCGAGGCGCAAAAGCAGACACTTCTACAAGACACGGGAGACTAGCCATTGTACGCGATACAAAAGCGCAAGCATTACTACATGAGCTGTTCTTCATTGATTCAGCTAGTGATGTAGCGATTTGGAAAAGCAATAAAAAAGCCATTATAGAATCGATCACAAAAGAATGGTTAAAAAGACGAGGCTTAAATTCTGTTCCGAAGACAACAACGTCTAAGCCCGCTCCTATTAAACCAACGACACCTTCTAAGCCGGCAACATCAAATAACACTTATAAGAATAAAAAACTAGTTTCTAAAGCTGCTAGTTTGAGATTTTATAGTAAGCCTTCTTGGGCAGATAAAGATGTGGCGGGCACTGTTAATAAGGGTATTGGCTTCCCAACAGTAGTTGAAAAAGTTAAAGTTGGCACGGCTTATCAATACAAAGTTAAAAATTCAAAAGGCGCTACTTTTTACATCACTGCAAGTGATAAATATGTAGAGCTTAAAAACAAATAATAAACAAACCCTCGCTTTGTGCGGGGGCTTTTTTTATGCAAAAAATACGCTAAACAAAAGCTTAGCGCATTATTTCTTCTTCGATTTTGTAGAATTCATCTAACAATTCGCCAGGAGTGCATTGAAAGACCTCTGCTATTAAACGCACATTTTTCGCAGATATTTGGTCTACAGTTTTTGAGTCAGCACTTCTTATTGTTTGATGTGCAAGTCCCGTTGCATTACCTAGCTGGTAAATTGTCCAATCTTTACTTTCTAAGTATTTTTTAATAAATCCTGCCATTTTTATTATTCCTCCATACGTTTATTTTTAGCTATGCGCTATTGTTATAGTATCGTTAATGCAATCTTCATAAACAGTAAATTTAGTTGATTCGTTTAAATCATTCATAAGATTAAAAGTATCTCTATCTACTACATTTATTACTACTTCATAGCCATCCTCTAAATCTTCAATTTCTTCCTTCAAATGCCCGTAGCCCCATTTTTCAAAAATATTTTTTAAATTCATCATTAACTTCCTCCTTTTAAATTGCCAAGTTATATTTATTTTTGCAAGATAGTAAGTACTCAATAATCACTGATGCTGTATATTTATCAACTTCTGTATTATTCGAACTAAGGAAAATTTCTATTTCAGAAGTCGTTTTCCAGATTTTTTCTGATAATAATTCGGTAATGAAATTCTTCTGTCTATCAGTCATTCTATTCATCATTTCCACTCTAATCGCAGCTGCGTTCGCCGTATCATCACAAGATATTAAGTATTCAATAATATTTGCTGCAACTTCCTGAGTTACTTCACCATCATTATATGATTGTAAATCATTGGTTAGTTCCCATTCTTTTTCTAATAGTAATTGGTCTATAAATTCTTTTTGCTTGCTAGTCATCTCAATCACCCTTTATTAATATTTTATGTTTCTTTACTATATACATATTATAGCGCGATATATTTGATTAGTCAATTATATTTGAGTACGAAAACAAAAAAATACCCCGAAATTTTTCGAGGTTGCAGTCATATAAAACTGCGAATAGTTGAATGAAATTATTAGATGCAAAAACATCTATGCATTTATTATTACATGCCCATTTATCAAGAGTCAATGATTTAAGGTATTGCGAATAATTATACACTTTTATTCATGCGAAATAATAGATATTTGGCTAAATAAGGATATTTCTTATAAAAAATAACATATAATTTGAATGGATATGTACTTTTTGTGACGAGCGCAAAGGAAAATGCATAAACCGTGAATAACCACCTGAAATGGGTGCTTTTTTGTGATGGAAAACACAATATTACACATATTGTGTAAGAATGAATCTAAATAAGCTCTATTTTTAGTCGTTCATGACAAGAATCGGACATTTCATTACATTTTTGGTTATACATTGGCTTTTTATGATAGACTGATTTTGAAAACAAGATTATACATAAAGGGAGAGAAATGATTTTATGAAAAAGCCTTTTTTAAAACATGTAGTAGCACCGATAATTGTTGGACTATTGGTAATAACGCCGATTACGCATGTATCTGCAGCAGTAAGGAATGTTGATACAACTCCAGTTATTACGCAAAAAGAAGTTGAAAGTGGTATACAAGATAACAACAATGAATTACCGAACGAATTTATTGTCAGAGATCAAGTCAACCCAAGTGAACCAGTTAATCAAGAAAGACAGCTATTAAAAAGTGCAAGTCTAGGTTATGAGAAATGGACCAAAGTATCTACAACAAGAAAAGTTTCAAAAGGATTTATCGCATGGCATCCTGGATGGAAAAATTATCAATATAATGTTTCTGCTTATTATTTTAGTAAAGCAACAATGAATGTGAGCGCGAGTATTGGTTATGGAAAATTCAGTATGTCTGTATCAAAAGCAGGCTCAAACGGACAAATTATTAAAGCGAATCCAAAAAAGTGGACAAGACCTGCAATATATGGGAATGTAGATGTTACGAAGTATACTGTTAAAAAATATAACGGCGCTGGAATTTACACAGGATCGACAACAAAATACGCAAGTACTGCTACAAGTACTTATGTCCAAAGTCGTAATAAATAAATCGAAAAGAGAGCTAATAGAATGAAGAAAAAGTGGTTAATAATACTGTTGGTAGTAATAGTAATTTGCGCTTCATTATTCGGAATAAAGTGGTTAGTTGATAGGAATAACATTGTAGGAATGATACAAGTTGATGGACTTGTATACGTTATGACCAATGAACCAGCAAATAAAGATGACGCTTTAGAGAAAATTGGAGAGATAAAGAATAAGATAAAAAGGTATAAAACGCCAGACAAAGATTTCACATCTAATAAGTTAGCTGAAGGATCTGAACTTTATAAAGCAAAAAATGGAGAGGACCTTCCAAGGACTATTTTGTATAAAGATGATGGCAAGTATTACGTTGCATCAGAAGCTGCGGAACAGCCAAATCAAAAGCAATAGTAAATAACACAACTAAATGAATCTTATTTAAAAAGTGTGCTTAATAGCATGCTTTTTATTTTTAAGAGAAACAACTATATTTTATTACCACTTGATTTTAAGAACGTTTGTTCGTATAATGTTCCTAAGGGGTGAAGAACATGTATAATTTAATTGATGATATTTTAGAACATTCAATAGTGTTAGCAGATGCGTTAAAAAGAAATTGGTCGATAGAAATACTGTTTTTAAAGAATAATCATCATGTGAGATACAAGTATGTAGTTCCTGTCCACATTGACAACAAAAAACACATTGTATCACTTGAACGCTTTGACGAGCGAATAATTGATATTAATTTAGACGATATTATTAGTTGTGAGATTATGTCATGAGAAAATATAGCTTTAATGATTTCGCATACATTTGCTATATTGAGGGGAAGAAAAGTGCGGTAGAGAAAATTTTCTCGGAAATTTTTGAATCGAAAAAATTAAAAGCGTTTTGTAAGAAAGTAGAAAAGAAGGATATAGATTTAAAAACAATTTATAAAGAATACTTAGATATGCAAGTAATTAAAAACGATTACCAACAAAAAAGAAGCAGATATTAG